ACAAACGAAACTGTTTCAAATCTTGTAAATACAGCATTTACTTCAGGTGGAGCAGTTATTACTAATGTACTTTCTACAAATGAAACTAATAGTAATTTATTAAATACCAACTTTACTTCAACTAATGCAGTTGTATCACATTTATTGAACACCAACATTACTTCAACTAATGCAATTATCACAAACGTAGTATCAACTAACGAAACTAATAGTAATTTTGTAAATACAAATATGACTTCAACTAATGCAGTTGTATCGCATTTACTAAACACTAACATTACTTCTACTAATGCAATTATAACAAATGTAGTGTCAACTAATGAAACTAATAGTAATTTATTAAACACAAATTTCACTTCAACTAATGCAGTTGTATCTCATTTAGTGAATACAAATATGACTGGTACAAATATTCTTGTGTCAAATATGACTGCTGGTACAATTAATGCAAGTTTTGGAAATTATGCAACTGTTACTTCATCTCTTGTTGCATCAACAACTGTATCTGCTGGATCTGTGTATCTTTCTGGAGACATTAACGTAGCTGGTACTCTTACTGTTGTGAACATTACTGCAACTAATTTAGTTGATACAAATGTTTCTGCTGGAGTTGTATTGGCTAGTACCGTATTCTCTGCAGTTGGAAACAGTAACACACTTGGATCAATCTTTACAACTGGTGGAAGTGTTGGTATTGGATCGACTGCTCCAACTGCTACATTAGATGTTAATGGAACTGCAATAATTAGTACAAGTGTATCAAGTGGTGCATTATATTCTACTAATTTGACATCTACAAATATTGTGGCAACAAATCTTACTGCTAGCACTTTAAGTTTAACTAATGCTGCTGTTACAAATGCAACAATCACTAATTTACTAAATACTAACATTAGTTCATCTCAAGGTATTATTACACATCTTGCAACTACAAATGAAACTAATAGTAATTTATTAAATACCAACCTTACTTCAACAAATGCAATTATCACTAATGCTGCAGTGACAAATGAAACTGCTTCAAATCTAGTAAATACTGCATTTACTTCTGGGGGAGCTGTAATTACCAATGTTCTTTCAACAAATGAAACTAATAGTAATTTATTAAATACCAACTTTACTTCAACCAATGCAGTTGTGTCACATTTATTGAACACTAACATTACTTCAACTAATGCAATTATCACAAACGTAGTGTCAACTAATGAAACTAATAGCAATTTCTTGAATACAAATATGACTTCAACTAATGCAGTTGTATCTCATTTACTAAACACAAACATTACTTCAACTAATGCAATTATCACAAACGTAGTGTCAACTAATGAAACAAATAGTAATTTATTAAATACTAACTTTACTTCAACTAATGCAGTTGTATCTCATTTACTAAATACAAACATTACTTCAACCAATGCAATTATAACAAACGTAGTGTCAACTAATGAAACTAATAGCAATTTCTTGAATACAAATATGACTTCAACTAATGCAGTTGTATCTCATTTATTGAACACCAACATTACTTCAACTAATGCTATTATTACTAACATTGCTTCAACTAACCAAACTAATACTAATTTATTGAATACTAACATTACTTCAACTAATGCAATTATCACTAATGTTGCTTCTACTAACGAAACTAATAGTAATTTATTGAATACAAATATGACTTCCACTAATGCAATTATTACTAATGCAGCAGTTACAAATGAAACTGCATCAAACATTGTTAATACTGCATTTACTTCTGGTGGAGCTGTTATTACGAATCTTGTAAACACTGCATTTACTTCTGGTGGAGCAATTATTACAGATTTAGTTTCTACAAACATTACTTCAGCAACTTTACATGCATCAAGTGTTGTTAACTTTACAAGCACTGTGGATGCAGTTAATGCTACAAATGGTGGAACTTTAACTGTTTTAGGTGGAGCTTCTATTTCTAAACAATTATACGTTAATACTGTTAATGTTACACCAAGTTTAGGGGATATTTCTCAAGAAAAGAGCTTTACTTGTGCAAATGGTATTCTTAGTCCAGCAAATATTACAGGATTTGCATTTAGTAATGACATCGTGAGATCATTTAATGCTATTGTTTCTGTTGATGTTGTAAAAAGTGTTGGTACAAGCTTATTCTCTAATTATGAAATTAAGGGTCTACAATCAACTACTGGAGCTTGGATAATTAACAGCTCTTATATTGGAGATAACACAGGACACGTATTTAGTATTGATGGAAATGGTCAATTATTATACACAAGCGTTTCTCAAGGTGGATTTGCATCTAGTACAATAAAATTCCGTGCTTTAACAACAAGTTTATAATAATACAAAAAGGGGAGAACTATTATAGACTAAAATTGATAAATAATAAATAATAATAACAAAAATATACTTTTATAAAGATATATAAATTTATAAAAATATAAGTATTTGTAGGCGCAAGCCCTGTTTTGATGTTAATCGTTTTAAAGTAACTTTGAAAAATTATTTATAAATGTTGTGATTTTAAATTTGTTTAGATTTTGTCGTTTTAAGTAGTAGTGTGCTCGACGTATTAATCGATCTGTTTTTAACATATTATTAATTTCTAAATTAATACCGTTATAATCATCGTTTTTTGATGTAAAATATAATGGATAAGTTTCTCCTAATAATTCAACGACGGCAGGGTGTTTATTTACAATTATTGGAGTAGCACGTACAATACATTCTATAATTGTATTAACAGCTGATGCGTCGACTAAATTTATATATATAATATTTTCTGATAATAAATTATCATAATCATTGTTTTCTAAAAAGTCTATAAATTCCATATTATTTATTTTGTTTAAAATGTCATTATAAAAATGTTTATTCCAATTGTTATTAATAGTATTATCAAAAGAGCAATTAGAAGATGTTTGGTTACTAGAACAGTTAGAAGGTATATCAATTTCACGTCGTAAATTGTGTAATCTTTGTAAATTATTTTGTTGATTTGTAGAAATATTTTGGTTATATTGATATTGTATTCCGTATTGTCTTAAATAATATAATCGAACTACATTATCTATTATGTCTTGATTATGAATTGATCTTGGTAAATTTATTTCATTTGGATTAACAATTAATTCATTTACTTCATTTACTTCATTTACTTTATAATTATTAGATTTAATTAATAAAGATTCGAGTTCTGATAAAAAAGTGTTACTTGGATAATAATTATTCATATTTTTTCCTTTTAATGAAATTTTTTTAATAACGTGATTTGTATACCCATAAGGTTTTAGAGTTTTATCACCAATTAAAAATCCCGAATAGAATTTTATAGTTTTTGGTAATTCAATATTATAAAAGGAATAAACATTTCTTAACCAACCACCTATATGGATTAATAATTTATTTTTATTGCCAACAAATTTTTTATATGAGAATGATTTAACATTTAATTCTGTAGGATGTATTAAAGCATAAACATTGATGTTTAAATTGTGTTTTTTTAGTTCAATATCAAATAAATCTTTTAAATACTTTGATAATACAAAAAGCCCTTTACAATATTTTAACGATTCAAGAAATTCTTTACAATTTAATAATTTATTACAATTATAATCACTAAATGATTCGTCAAATGTATGATGTATAAATCCTATCCAAGGATTTTTATAAGGTATTAAATTTAATATACAATTTAATTCCAAGTTCCAATGAAAAGTCCTATCTACATACAAGTCTAAAAATAATGGGCTGTTATCATTATGAAATGTTTCTAAATTTTTATAAACATATTGCCATCCTGATCTATGACATCCAGAATAATCTTCTTGATCAATATATTTTAGATTAAATAACCCATTTTTATTTGCATAATGACAAGATTCTTTTTGTAATTCGTTATTAATAATCCATTTCCATTCATTAACGTGATTGTAATCTTTATTTTGATCAAATATTTTTTCTTGTAATCCGTAATTATATTCTGAATTTACACGTCCATTTGTTAATTTGTATGAAATAATATTAACAATTAATTGTTGTAGATGTAAATCTTTTATGTCGGTTAAATTATTATATCCTTTGTTTTGAATTAATTTGTTTATAAAATCGTATATACTACTGATTAATTTATCTATATTATTTATACTATTTTTATCTTTTGGTTTGTTGTATTTTATACAATTAATAAAATTAGATATATTGTCATTAAAATTTTTATTTAAAATGTTATTATTAATATAATTTAAACGAGTTTGTATATTTTTGTCTTTTTGTAATTGTTTATACATGTATAATAGGTGATTTAAATCTAAATCAAGTGGTATATCTTTTTCATTTTTATCAAGATCATATTTATATTCCCATTCTAATTCATTTAATAAATTTTTAATTTTACGCGTAGTATAAATAGGTATTATAGGTGTATTTGTATAAATTGAGAATAAACAAGCATGAAAACGCATAGGAATTGACAAGTCAGCTAATTTAAATATAGATAAAATGTCATTTGTACACAATTTATCATTTATAAATGTTATATTATCATTGTTATTTATATTTATAAGAATGTCATTGTGTATAATAATGTCATTTTCGTTTGTATTAATAGATGATGTGTTAAATGGTAGAAATACTATATGATAATTTAGGTTAATTAAAATTTTACAAAATTGTGATAATTTAGTAATTATATTATTATAATTTGTGATGTAATTTTTATTATAAATATGTCTAGATAAACTTAATACAACAATGTGTTTATTGGTTTTTTTTACATTTTCTAATTTTTCTATATAATTATTTATTATGTTATTTTCGTCTTTTATTGTTTTTGATGTGATAATTTGAGATGGTTGATTTAAAATCAAGGATATATCAGGAAGATAGAATATTCTGTCTTCAAAAAAGTATTTTTTAAATAGATTTAAATCAAAAGTTGTTCTTAAAAAAATATAACTAATAATATTTAGTTTATCAGATGTAATTAAGGTTTCAACGTATGGTAAACCTACGGAAACAGCTAATATTAAGTTATTTGTATTAATAAAGCGTTTGTATATTTTATCTAAAAAATAATTGTTTAAAACATCTCCTCCACCTAATATAATAATATCACGCTCGTCAAAATGTTTGTTATGAATGTGGTCGCAATCTAAAAAATCACATGAATATTCTGAATTTAAATAAGTGTTTAATATTTGTAAAAAAGATATTTTATATTGTTCGTCACCGGCATTATAATGATTATAATACCCAATGATTTTTAAATTGATCATTATCTCTTACACTATATAAATAAAATAATTAAATTATAATTAAATGAAAAATATAAAATAAATATAATGTAAAAAAAAAATAAAATGAATTTTAATTTAAATTAATTAAAATTAAAATTCTAAATTAAAATTCTAAATTAAGATTATAATATAAAATGGAATCTATTATAAAAAATACAGGTAGTGAAAGATATACGGTTTTTCCGATTAAACATCAAAATTTATGGAAATTTTATAAGCAACATTTAGCAACGTTTTGGACAGTAGAAGAAGTTAAATTAACTGATGATCTTGTAGATTGGAATAATAAATTGAACGCGGATGAAAAACATTTTATTAAAAATGTTTTAGCATTTTTTGCAGCAAGTGATGGTATTGTTAATGAAAATTTACTTGTTAATTTTTATAATGAAGTCCAGATTCCAGAAGCACGACAATTTTATGCAGTACAAATGATGATAGAAGCAATACATGGAGAAATGTATAGTTTATTAATTGATACATATGTAATTAATACAGAAGAAAAGTCTAGATTATTTAACGCAATTGAAACTATACCAGCAGTTAAAAAGAAAGCTGATTGGGCTATTAAATGGATAGGAGAAGGAAGTACTTTACAACAAATGATTCCTAATAAATATATGGAAAGTTTTTCTTTTTTACATAGTTCTAATGAATATGCAGATATGCCATTAGCTGATGAACATATAGAAGCACTCGATTACCTTGTAAAAGAACGTCCAAGTTTTGCACAAAGACTTTTAGCATTTATTTGTGTCGAGGGGATTTTCTTTTCAGGGTCATTTTGTGCTATTTACTGGTTAAAAAATAGAGGTCTTATGCCAGGACTCTCCACTTCAAATAGTCTAATTTCTGTTGATGAGAATCTTCATGTGGAGTTTGCCTCGAGTTTATATAAAATGTTAGAAAATAGATTAGATGAATCTACTGTGCATGATATTTTTAAAGAAGCTGTTGCAATTGAAAAGGAGTTTATAACAGAAAGTCTACCAGTGTCGTTAATTGGTATGAATTGTAATTTAATGAGTCAATATATAGAAATGGTGGCAGATAGATGGTTAGTTTTATTAGGATATAACAAGATTTATAATACACAGAATCCATTTTCATTTATGGAAATGATCAGTTTAGGTGAAAAAGTTAATTTCTTTGAAAATGTGGTAACAAATTACCAAAGATCTAATGTAGGAACTACAGAAGAAGATCGTCGTATTGTATTTGATTCAGATGATTTCTAAATAAAATATATTGAAAGAATTGTATGAAAAACGTGGTATATCAAGATGTACATTAAGAAAATGTATAAAAAATAATAGAGTATGTGATAAATATAAATGGAGCTATGTAAATAATAAATGATTGTAAGTATGAATTTTGTTAAAAATTAATTTTTGACACAAAAATTAATTTTATTTTATTTGTATATAATAATAATGTCAGAAAGTATTTCTACAGCTACAAAAACTATTAATACACAATTAACTAGTGAAAATTTTTTATCAAGTGAATTTGGAGGTTGGTTATCATTTAATTTTAAGATTTTATTTATGTTATTTGTAGTTTATATAATATCAAGTAGTATAATGTCTTCTTTAATGCCAATGACGCCAGTCACAGATGATAATATTGTATTTTCTCCTCCACATATGAAAGGATGTGGATGTAGAAGATGTCTTAGACGTTGTACTTGTGATAAATGTAAAATAGAAGAATTTGGTAATGATGAATTGTATGAATATAAAAGTAGTGTGTATTCTGATTATAGATCAGTGCCATTATTACCTAAAAATGATGATTTTAATAATCCAGAAAGCTTATTATTTGGACATGCAAAACGTTTTATTTATATGAAAGATGATATTAAAAACATTAATTTTGATATATATTGTAATTTATTGGTTTTAGATGGAAATGTATATGGAGAATCTAAACGAGTAAATCAAAAATACAAAGTGTATTTAATAAACGATAAAACTAAATCTAAAATGTTTTTAACAGATTTAAAAAAGGATGGTGATGGTGTTTATAAAGTAAACGTTAAAAGTACAGATGTAGATACATTAGTAAAATATAATATTATTGCAATTGTTTATTCATTAGACGATAAAGAATTACTAGTATTACAAGGTTACTTTTAGTTACTTTTAAAAAAGTTACATCAAAACCATTACTTTATTGTAAATAATGTTTAATATCAAAACAGGGCTCACCTTGCCGAGCTGAAGCTAAACTTTTAAAAAAGTTTAATCAAAAGCGAAGGTCACGCCTGCAATAACTACTACTATAATTTAATTCACTTGCAGGCGTGACCATCACCTCTTTTTGTATTACTTTTTCTTAAAAAGTAATGTTAGGGTCATATCTTAAAGTATTTGTGTCATATTTTGTGAAAACGAGTCCGTTGGATATTTCTGGTATATCTATAGTGTCGCCACTAAATAATTCGTTCCAATTTGATGTTTTAAACGGTATTTTGACTCGATTTCTAGAGTCATTAATTGTATAATATTCTTGTTTATCACTTCTACCAGGATATTTGTCTCTTGCAAAAACGGGATATTGTTCTCCATTACTAGATAAATAACCTATCATTTGGAATTGTTGATAACTGTCATAACCTCTTTGATTTAATCTACCACCGCCATAAACGTTTTCTGGTGGAGCTAATGGGTTATAAATTTTATTGAGGAATTTTTGTTGTATATTTGTACTATTATTATTAGATAATTGTTGTAAATTACGATTACACATTTGTTTTTCGACAGTGCAATTATATAATTCTTTATTTAAAGATGTAATTTTATTTTCTAGTTGGTTGTGTGACAATCCTCGATTTAAATCAATGTTAGTCATTGTATCTTTTGATTTTAAAGCGATATATATTAAATAAACTATTAAACAGAATAATATAAATATATATAAATTTAAATCGGAACGATTAAAACAAATATTTGGTTCATCCATATTATAATATAAGAATATTTTAAAATTTAAAATAATGAGTTTAAAATTTAAAAATAATTGATTTTATTTATCAAGATTGAAATATAAATAATGACAAATAATAATTTATATAATTATGATATACATACAAATTATGAATTGATTGTCCCTAAAAAAACATATCGAGGAAATGGGTTATCTGGATTGATTAATTTAGGTAACAAATGTTTTTTAAATTCTGTTTTAGCATGTTTAAGTAATACGTTAAAATTAACTGATTATTTTTTATCAAACAAATTTAAAGAGGATGATCCGGAATATTTAAATAAACGTAAGCCGGAATATTTTGTAATATTGAGTTATTTAAATATTATAATAAATGTATGGGAGAAAAATCAGATATTAAAACCGAGAACATTTGTTGAAAACTTGAGTAAATTTGTTAAAAAATATTATACTTATGAACAACAAGATTCACATGAATGTTTGATGTATATATTAGAAATTTTTCATAAAGGTCTTGCGTATGAGATTGAAGTAGAAATTAATGGTGAAGTAAAGACAGATACGGATTTATTGGTAAAAAAGTCATTGGAAAATTGGAAAGATTTTTATGAAAACAGTTATTCTTATATAGTTGATATTTTTCATGGTATGTTTTATAATAAAATACAGTGTAATAATTGTAATGTTATAGAAAATGTTTTTGAACCATGTAATTCAATTTCAGTAACGATACCTGAAAATGGAACAGTTGATTTAAAAACGTGTTTGGATAATTATTTTTGTTCAGATGAAGTGATTAATACTTGGAAGTGTGAAAAGTGTAAGAAAAATGGATGTAATAAGACGATTAATTTATGGTCTTTACCAAATTATGTAATTATACATTTAAAAAGATTTACAAATTCTGGTAATCGTATTGATACAAATGTGGATTTTCCAATAGATGATTTAAATTTAACTAAATATATATCAGGTGATAAAAAAGATCCGAATAATTATATATATTCGTTGTATGCTGTTAATTATCATTCTGGAAATGCAAAGTCTGGGCATTATTGGAGTGTTTGTAAAAATTTAGATAATAATTGGTATAAGTATAATGATGCGGATGTAAGTGAATTTAATGATATAAATAATATATCATCAAAAGAAAGTTATATTTTATTTTATTATAGAAAATTTATTAAAAATTAAAATTAAAATTAAAATTAAAATTTTTCCCATATTAAGTTATATGATTCTTTAACGGTTTGATTTGTTATTAAGGTTTCTAGATTTAAATCTATTTGAGTAAGTTCGTTCCAAATTGTTATTTGATTAATATATAATTGAAATGACCAAAACACACTAGGTATTTTAGAAATTGTATTAGTTCTAAATGATATAAATTTATATAAAATGACATTTGGGTCATTTATTTCTTGAAACATATTGGTTAACCAGTATTTTTTAGAATACAACATATTTGATATATTATAGGTATTATTTTTAAAAGATTTATTTGTTTGTTTATTGAATTGTAATGTGTGATCGCCAATTAATAAATCTTTTCCAGATAATAGATAACATTTAACTATATTTCTAAAAGTGTCTGGAAAATAAATTGATGTGTCGAAAAAATTAAAAATAAGATTATTTGTTGCGTATTTAACACCTAAATTCAACAAATACCCTAAAGGTAGTATTTTTGAATCTGTAATAGTATTTTTATTTTGTATGTTTACGATTTTAATTCTTTTATCATTAGGTATAACGCCTTTTAATTTTTTTTCTATATTTAAATGATCAATTACAACTAATTCTAATTTATCCATTGGATAATCTAATTTTAAAAATGTATGTAATAAATGTATGAATTTTGGAGCATCACTAATTATACAGATTATACTTATACTTGGTAATATAATATATTTTTCAGATGGAGATTTATTTAATAATTTACTATCAAAATGGTTAATTGTTTTATTCCAGTCTAATGAATTTATGTCTAGTAATTTTAATTTATTAAATGCTGTTTGACTATAATTGATTAGTATATCATTTTTTTCTGTTTGTAATGTTTTTTTACAATTATATTTATCATATGGGAAATGTATAAAATGGTCTATTTTTTCAGAAAAAAACGATTGTGTAATACCATAAAGATTAAATGTGTTTAAGATTGGTATAAATTCAGAAAATGATTTGCAAGTTTTTAATTTTTCAAGTATATTACCAATTATTTTATTATTAATAATAAAGTGGTTTGAATTTAAAATTTCTAATTTAGACCAATGTACATCTTCATTATTAAATAGGTATTTTTTTACATCATATTGTAATGTTAAAATATCCCAGTCATTAGGAGGTTCTGGTAAATTTTGTATATTGTGTACAATAATGTTTTGATCAGATAAAATACAAATGTTTTCGTTAGATTTATTTTGTTTAATTTCTATTAAGTTTTGTTTTATACATTCTAAAATAGTTGTATTTTTCAAGGTTTGGGTTTTAAATAATTGTGATACTTTTTGTTTATTTATTTTTCTTTTAAGACGTTTAAAATTTTCAGAATGTGGTTGTCCAATTAATAAAAAAGATGTACTATTTGTAATTGAATTCTTCATTTAAATATAATGATGAATTTAATAAAATTTTTTAGGCGTAATCGTTTAATTTAATTCTAATTTTTTTGTGTTAACTGGATTTTTTGTTTCATCATATACAACTGGGCGTTTTGCTCTAATGTCTTCGTATTTTAAACAGTAATCTTGATCTTCTTTACAAGTTTTGGGGTTTAAATATAACCATTTAGCAAATTCATTTTGAGCATTTGGGATAGTTGTCCAGGGCATTGTAAAGAATTGTCTTTGGGAATTCATTTTTCCAAAGACGTCATTTACATCTTTATATAGATTATTATTAAAATGTTGATCTATTTTTTTTTTAATATCAGGATTTGATGTGCTACAAGCTGGTGGTCTATCAGTTATAGATTGTGTTTTTGGATCAATATTTAAATAATCTTTCATAGTAACATTCATAAAAGGATTATCTATTGTTGGTTCTGTACAATTTGCATCAGTTGGTTCTAATTTTTCGATTAATCCAATGGTTTCACGAGGTACTTTACTGTCAGAATTAATTTCTATTTTATTGGGATTATTTATAAATAAATAATAAGTTATTAATAAGGCACCGATGAATATAGATAAATATTTTATATCATTGTGATACAAATATAGAATTATTGAAAGATAAAAAGAGAATCTTACAATAGAATTAAAACGTTCTTCTAATGTTTGATCTTTTGTAGGAAAAAATTCTGTTAAACGATTAGAATTCCATAAGATATCAGTTTGGTTATACCAAAAAGGATCTGAAATTTGTGTATTCATTATAATATATTAATATATTCATTTAAAAAAAGTTTTTCATAATTACATTACTTTTTTAATTTTAATTTTTATTTGTTGTCTTGATTTGTGTTGTCTTGATTTGTATTGTCTTGATTTGTATTGTCTTGTTTTGTATTGTCTTGTTTTGTATTGTCTTGTTTTGTATTGTCTTGATTTGTTGTATTAGTTGTAGTTGGTGTATTGTTTTGATTTGTTGTATTAGTTGTAGTTAGTGTATTGACTTGATTTGTAGTAGTAGTTTGAAATTGATTTAAAATATTTTTAGCTTGTGATTCTAATAATGATTTATCAATTTCGCCTTTATTTATTTTATGTTCTATTTTTTTAGTAACATTATTTACTAAATTTTGAATTTGATTATTTGGTTTACCAGACATCATAGATGTTAATAATGTTAAGGGGTCGATATTTTGATTTTGTATATCTGCACTTAAATCATTTGCTATATTCATTAATTCATTATTTGACATTAGTGATTTAAAAACATTATCTAATCCGTTTAAGTTGGATGGATTATTAATTAAATTCATAATGTTATTCATACTCATATTATTGTTATTTGTATGTTGTGAATGACTATTATTATTTGTATGTTGTGAATGTCGATTATGTTTTTTCTTTTTATTTTTAGAATTGGTTGGTTCTTGGGAGACCTTTTGTAGATTTTCTATAAAAGATGTTAAATTTTGTCCGAATTCTGTAGTATCAGTTTGTCTACCGAATTTTAAAATAAAACAAGACATATATAAATTATATAAATAAGATACAATGGTTTTTTTTGTATTTTTATTTTCATCTTGAAATACATTGAATTCTAGGATATTATTAAATAAGGTAATATTATTTAAGAAGTTATAATCTGATGATTTGATTTTATGTTTTCCCATAATAATATATGATAGATTACTTTCATATTGTTTTAAAATATTATATGTGGTTTCAGAAAAATTTAAAAGTGTAATATCATCGTTTAATGTGGTACTGAAATCTCTTAATTTATTTATATATTCATTATTGATATAATCAAAGACTAAATCTAATTGTGTAATAAATGATACTAGTGTAGAGAGGATTTCATTTTTAATTAATGGATTTAGGTTTTCATTATTAGATGATAGGTTTTTATTATTAGATGATAGGTTTTTATTATTAGATGATAGGTTTTCATTATTAGATGATGATTCCATTAGATATTATTATTTATTTTACAATATAAAATAGATAATAAAGATTGCCGCACAATGATTTTAAATGACTTTTTCTCCTGCTTGGATTAATTTTTGTAAATAAAGCCATATATAAGCTTTTTGTTTATCATTGATATTAGATGATAACCATATATTTTTAACTTTAGAAATTAAAATGAGATGATCAGATGTGAACCCAATATTTTCAAGATTAATATTATCAAAATTTAAAAAAAAATATTCATTACATTCAAATATATATTTTTTAAATGGATAAATGCAGTTAATGTATTGTTCGACTACTAGTCTCGGATTACTTCTTCTTATAAATTCTACAGTACTTCTGGAGAGAATGATATCTGAACGGAAATCTATAAAGTTTGTTTCTAAATAATCTAAAAATTGATCTAAAATATCATTAAAAATTTTTATTTGAACAATTTTACTCATATTAAAGTTAATAAATAAAAAAAACTTAATTTTTTACCGATAATATGAAATATTAAAATATTAAAAATTTTTAAATTTTTATTTAATACTTATATCAAAAAAAAATTTTTAGTTTTTATTATTATTTCGTTAAATGATAAAAACTAAAATAAATATTTTAATTAATTAATGTCTGATAAAAGTATTAGTACAAAAAAATTGTTATTAAATGAAAAAAATAAATATTTAAATGACATTCGCCATGAGATTAAAAAGAAAAGGTTAATTTTTGATGAAAGCAAGGATAAATTTGGGTTAGATGAGTTTACGCAATTGACAAAGGTAAAAAATACATCGGAAATAAAGGGATATCCTTTTAGAGGAAAAAAAATGAAAATTAAGAATACTCAATTTGGTATTAAAATTGTTCCAATAGAAACTAAATATGAAAAGCATGAACATCCTTGTAATCTTGAAAATTTAATATTAAAAGAGTTGACTGATAAGTTAGTTAATACAAATATATCGCCTCACATAACATATTATTTAGGGACACAAAAAATAAGTAATAAAAGTAAAGCTTTAAAAATGTTGAATTTGAAACGTTTAGAAGTTGAAGATAAAATTAGAACACATTCAAATATGTTAATATCGGAATATGTAGAAGGTGGTAGTATTGATAATTGGGTATTTGATGTTTATGAAAATGATAAAGAAATATCTGATAATCAATGGAAATCAATAGTTTTTCAGTTAATATATACTATATATATAATTCAGCATTATTATAAAATGATGCATAATGATTTTCATTATGGAAATATATTAATAGATAATTCTATAAAGGCTTCTGGATATTTAGTATACGATATAGATGATAAGCGTTTTTATATAAAGAATACTGGTATAATACCTAAATTATGGGATTTTGAATTTAGTATGGTGTATTCAAATAATATAAAGGATTGTTATGCTAATAAATTTATAATAGGATCATATGAGTATGATAAAAAGTTACATAAAACTATAATAGATGATAATGATAATGATAGTAATTCGTCTTTAAAAACAGAAGATTTAAATGTTCCATTTAATTATAATGAAATGTATGATGTGCATTATTTTTTAACATCATTGTTAGATTTGTATATTTCGCAAGAATTATTTGATTGGGTAATAGGGCTTTATCCAAGAGAATTAATTCCAGATGAAGAAACTTCATCTAGTGAAAATTCATATACATCATCGGAAACGACGTCGACATCTAATAAAAAATCATTAATTGGAAAGTTATCTAAATTAAGTGTAAATTCAAGTACAACAGAAAGTACAACAGAAAGTACAACGGAAAGTACAACGGAAAGTAATATGGAAAATAATATGGAAAGTAATAATAGTTCAATATTAGAAACAAAATATTTAAGTAATGGAAGATTGATAAATGGTATAGAATCAATGTTTAAATTACCTAAGCCATTAGATTTAATTAGAAATAATTTTTTTAACGAATTAACTATTAAACCACAAGATTTTAATGAAAAAGATGCTATTTATTTTAAATCTGGGGTATAATGCGCGTATGTATTATATTTTTTTTATTATATAATTATAAAAAAAATGTCAATGTCTACTAGGATAGATGAGTTACCGGGTGAAATGGAATATTTAAATGATCTATCTCAAATTCAAGATGATATAAATGAAAATCCTCGCCAAATAAATGAAATGGAAGATCAGAATGGATCAAATGTAAAAATGAATATTAAAAAACGTGTACGTTTTAAGGATAATGATAACGATAATGATGAAAATGACGAAGAGGAAGATGAAAGTGATTTAATTCAATATTTAAAGTCGCAATTTTCTGAAGAAAATATTTTAATTTTTGTATTATTAATTATTTCATCAAGGTCGGATTTTGATAATTATATGACAAAATTGCCATTTATTAGTAATTATTTATTAGAATCGTCTATTATGACGACTATTTTAAAATCTATTATGTTAATAATTATTTATATATTATTTAAAAGATATATATTATCAAGTATTAAAATGTAGTAACTTTTTTAAAAGTAATAAATAAAGGAATTTAAAAGATTAAATTATAATATATATATATAATTTAATTTATGGAAAGATTATTAGATAATTTTACGGAAATATTTAATAAAGAAATAAAATTACATAAAAAGATAAAAGATGATGATATAAGGTTGATTTATGGTGAATCTAGAAAAAGTTTATATATTATTGATATAAATGATATAATAAATAATAATAATGTGCATATGAACAAGACGGAATTTGTAGATACATTGGTTCCATTTATAAGATTTTCATATTATGGGTATGATTTTAATATATATTCGTATTTAAATTTTAGAACTACGGAAGAAATGAATGAAGATCATCATATAATACAAAATTTTAATGTTTTTTTAAAGAGTAGTACTTATAAAAAGGAATTATTTATAATAGCTAAATTAAACAAGGTAGGTGAGTTGTATTATATATCATATTATATTAACAATGATGTTTTAGAAGATATTAAAAAAAATAAGAGGAATTATAGGATAAATATGCTTATAGAAATGTTAATAAATGATAAACGTGAAAAAATATATAAAGAAAATAATAAAAATTTATCATTGGTTTTAAATAGAACATATAATTATGAGTTGTTTAGTAATGTATTAAGTGAAGAAGATGATTTATTAAAAAGAGGTATAAAATTATATAATTATCAGATAAATGATATTAATTGGATGAATTGTATTGAAATGAATATTAAAAATGATAGAAATATTATTAAATTTTCGTATTCACCGACATATAATGTATTAAATGATGAATGTTTACTTTATAATTATAGTTTATTTCCAACTGAGTTAATAAATGAAAAATATAAAAACGATGTGACGTTTAGATATTATGGTGGGAATTTAATATCAGAAATGGGGTTAGGTAAGACATTAATTACTTTGTATTATATTTTTAAGAAAAATGATAATATATATAATAATTTTGTGGAATATAGTGATAATTGTAATTATTTTTATAAAAGAGGTAAATTAAAGGGTAAAGTGTGTAAAAATAATTGTGAAATGGATAAGTTATATTGTAAGGAACATATAAATTCATTATTTATAGATAAGCGTGATATAATTTTAAGGAATTTATCAGAATTTAATCCATTAGATTGTGTTATAAAAAGAAATAATAGGTTATATATAAAGACGAATAGTACATTGATTATTTGTCCAAATCAATTATGTGATCAATGGTTGCAAGAATATTATGATAAATTTAAAAAGTCATATAGAATTGTAATGATAGTAACATATGATCAATATAGAAATGTTACGTTAGCGGATATATTGTTTTCTGATATGATTATAGTATCATATAATTTTTTATTAAATTCTAGATATATTAATAATACGTATAATATAAAAGAAAATGTGATAGAAGAATTTATGGAGGCAAAAACTGAAGAAAAATTAAAAGAGTTATTAAATTCACAAAAGTTTAATATATTTGATTTATTTTATTGGGAAAGAGTTATATGTGATGAGGTACATGAGATAGAAACGATGTTAAAAGGAAATGTATTACATAAATATATTGTATCATTAAAAAGTGATTATAAATGGAATATTACAGGTACACCATTTCCGAATAATTTACAAAGTTTTATAAATTTAATGTCATATAATACGAATTATTTAGAAAAATGTATGATTAATGATACTAATAATTATTCTACGGATAATTTAATAAATATGGGATTAGATGGTAATATAATAGAAAAAAGTAGTATATTATTTAAAAGGGATACAAAACAATCTATAGTAGAAGAATTTTCAGGAAATGATATTTTGGATTATGTTAAGTTATTAGATTTTACAGATCAAGAACGTTCTATATATGATAGTTATTTGGAGGGTTCAAAAAAAAAATATTCTGATTTTTTGATTAGATTATGTTGTCATCCTGAGTTGTCATTGAATACTAGGGATTTAATTAAAAATTGTAAATCATTGGATGAGATACAAAATGTTATGTTAGATTGGAATAAAAGATGTTTAGATGATGAAATGGGTAAGATAAATGTATATAAAAATGATATAGAGTATTATCAAGGTAAAATAGATGTATATACAGATATTCAAGATAATGTTGACATTGATATTGAATTATTTAAAACAAAAGTAACAACATTAAAACGTCAATTAACAATACATAAAAAAAATTATGAAGAATATTCAAGAACATATAATTATCTTAAATCTTGTATAGAATCGTTAATAAATAAAAATGAAACCATGATATGTCCAATTTGTTTAGATGATATAGATGAAGATAATATAACAATTACAAAATGTGGTCATAAATTTTGTTGGGATTGTATATATCAGACACATAATGTTCAATCATCTTCATATAATAATAATGGGTTAATAAAGTGTCCGAGTTGTAATACATTAATGTCAAATAAGGAAATATATTTATTACATGAAAGGGATAATAAAATAGATGGTGATTTGGATAAAATTATAAATGATGTTAAATCAACAAAAATAGGGAATATTATATATTTTTTAAAGACTTCACTTCAAAAAAATGATAAAGTTATTTTATTTTCTCAATGGGATGAGTTATTACATAAAATTGGTGATATATTATTAAATAATAATATAAATATTGTATATTGTAATGGTAGTGTATATCAAAGGAAACGAGCAATTACGAGTTTTTATAAAAATTCTAATATAAATGTAATATTGCTTTCATCGAGGAATGCTGCAAGTGGTATTAATTTAACAGTAGCAAACAAGATAATATTATTGGAACCAATATATGGTAATAAGGAATATCGTTATAATATTGAATCACAGGCTATAGGTAGGGCTGATAGGATTGGTCAGAAAAATTCAATAAATGTGTATAGATTTATAATAAAAGATACGATAGAACAAGATATTATAAATAATTTTATAGATGATAATAAGATTAAACAATTACAAATTACATAGTATTATTTTTTAAAATTTGAAACATTATTTTTTTAATATCTAATACTTGTATTGGTTTGATTAAAACGTCATTCATACCGATATTTAAACATTTTTCTTTAACACCCATCATAGAATTTGCTGTAATTGCAATAATTGGTGTTGTAATATTATATTTTCGTAATTGTATTGCGCAAGTATATCCGTCCATGATTGGCATATGTAAATCCATAAGAATTAATATAATATTTTCTTTAATATTAATAATTTTTTCATATGCATCTTTACCGTTATTAAATAATAAAATATTATTGTAACCTATTGAATTAATCATTTTTTGAGTGACTTTTTGGTTAATTAAATTATCGTCAACAATTATAATTATATCATTTTTAAAGTCATCATTTGTTATATATTCGTTAATTTGAAGTTCTTGTATATTATTAATTAAATTATTAGAATTTTGTTTTAAAGAATTGTCAAATGGTATTGTAAAATAAACTAAAGTACCATTATCCCAGTTTGATATTATATCGATAATTCCACCCATGAGATTTACAAGATTTTTACAAATTGATAATCCAAGGCCAGTTCCGCCAAATTGACGTGTAGTTGTAACATCTGCTTGTGTGAATGGTTCAAAAATATTACTTGTATTTTTAATACCTATACCTGTATCTTTGACTTTAAATTTTAAAAAATTATTAATGTTTTCTACTGTAATTGTGATTGATCCAATATCTGTAAATTTTATAGCATTATTAATAAGATTAGTTAATATTTGACGTAATTTAATTTGGTCACTTTTAATATTAATTGGTACATTATTATTGATATATATATTAAAGTATAATTTTTTTTGTTCAATCTGTTGTTTAAATGATAATTTAAGATTATTTAAAAGATCATGTAGATTAAAGTCTAAATATTCTAAAAACATTTTTCCAGATTCGATTTTTGAAAAATCTAATATATTATTAACTATAGATAATAGTATACCAGAGGATTCTATTATAATATTTATGTTTTCTTGTTGATCATTTGTAAGATTTTCGTTTTGTAATAAAGAAGCCATTCCTATAATTCCATTTATAGGTGTTCTAATTTCATGACTCATATTAGCAACAAATAAAGATTTCATATCAGATGCGCGTTCTGCATTTTGTTTAGCCTCAATTAATTTATTTTCTATGTTTTTTTGTATAGTTATATCTTGTATTATACCAGTTATACAATTTGTATTTATATATTTGCATTTTAACAAAATATCTTTAATTGTATTTTCAATTTCTATAGAATAATAGTGTTCAAATGATTGTTTTGTTTGAATGCATTTAGAAAATTCGTTTTGAATCAATATATAATCTGTTATAATATTTGGGTTTATTAATTCTTCAAATGTTATAATTTCTTTTTCAATATTATAAATAGTATTAAATCCTTTTGTGACAAATAATTGGTTTGTATCAATATTATATTTAAAAGAACCTATTTTAGTAATTGTTTCTGCATCAGATAATGTATTTTTTAAATGGGTTATTTTTTGTAAATTTTCAATTTCTATACTTTTATCTTGAATAAATATTAAAATATGATTTTTTATAGAGTTAAGTGTAATTTGTATATTTATTAATGAATTGTCTTTATGTTTTCCTTGAATATTTCTATCTTTACCCATAATATGTAAAGATTTTGTAGTATAATTTTTTATATTATCAAGATGTGTGGTTTTATAATAATCAGGTACTAATATTGAAATATTATTAGATATTAGTTCTTCTATGTTGTAACCAAATATATTTTGAGATTTTTTATTACAATATACTATATTACCATTTTTGTTTACTATAATAACACCATAGTATATATTATCTAATATTTTATAATTTAATTGTTTAATTTTTTTGTTATAAAACCATTTAAATAATTTAAACATGATTATATAGATATATTATTATTATTATTTATTAAATAAAAAAATGATTAATTTTGATATAATTATATTAAATAAAATGAATAATAGTGAATTAAAATTATATATATTAAATAAGATAGAGGAAATAAATGATAATTCTTTTATATTAGAAAAGGATATAGAAATATTAATAGAGAATTGTTATAAAATAAATAATAAGTTAAAAAATACATATTTTGATAATATATTATATGATATAGAATTACAATATAAATATGATGAATTTTATTTATTAAGGAATATTGATAAAATAAAATTGATATTGGATAGTTGTAGTTTTTAGTGTAAATAAATATATATTAAGTTATTTTATATATATTTATTTATTTATATTAAATATATAAAATGTTAAATACATATCAAGATAAAGAAGTGCAAACTGAAAATAATATTAATGATAATATAAATAAAGATTTTAAGACTCATTTAGAATTTGCAGGTCAGACTTATTTAGAACATTTTGTAGATGCAATGAAATATAGTGGTAAATCTTTAAAGGCTAGTTTATGTTTTTTTATTCATGCTTTAATACCTGATACATTTACACAATCTGGGTCACAATGTATACATGAATTAAGTGAAATAATAAAAGAAAAGTATAAAGTAAGGATCGGACAATTAAGGTAATTGTATAAAAAAGTGTTTTCTAAATTTTTTGATTTCGCGGTCTTTAATTATATTAGAGGTAATCTTTTCAAAATTATTTCCTGATAATCGTTGGGTAATGTAGTACATTGCGTAAACACCGCATTCTGAATTACCATATTGGTGTTTAATATTATTTATTTTAATATTGTATTTATGTTTAAATAATTTTGAAATTTTATTTATAAATTCTTGTATATTTGTATTTGGTTTATCACCTACAGAATCATAATATTCTATTGTTTTAGATTTATTGTCAATTAAAAAAGAAACCCAATGACTTCCTGATTCTGTATGTTCATCTAAATTGAATATTATACCAATAGTGTGATATTTGTATAATTCCGACCATTTAACTTTGATTATTTTATAAAAATCGCTAGGAAGTGCGCCTAAAAATTTAAAAGATTTATAGACTTCTTGATATTGTTGTAAAACGGCATTAATATCTTTTGTATTTAACCATTGATTGAAATTTTTATTCATTTTAGGTTTAAATGTGAAATATTTAATTTTTTCTCTTAAATTTAAGTCGTCTATTTGTTTAATAAAATCTAAATCTATCCAACAACTTTCATATTTACAAATTGGTTTAAGTCTATTGTATATAGATTTCCATAATTGTGATTTAGATTTATTTTCTAAACGTATTATATTTAAATTAGGGCAGTTAGATTTTTTACAAGTTTTATTGTGTTCGATATATATATTGAATGCATTAGCTATTTCTTTTAATTCATTTAATGTAAAACATGTCCAATGGGTTCTTGTTGATATATTTGGGGCACAAGTATTTTTATTAACCATTCTATATATATAATTTAAATAAAATTTAATTTAATTTTAATAAAATTGAATTTAAAAATTACAGCTTTTTATAAATATAAAAAATGCCAAATTACAATGAAATTTTTATGACTCAATTTATTCAAACATTAGCTCAATTATCAGCTGGTGTTGTTACAGCGGTATTTGCTGTTCCAGTTTATTCTTATTATGTAAAAGGAAACTTGTTTAGAGAATATAATGAATACAATGAAGAAATTAACGATATTAATAAAGATAAATCAAGTAACGTTAATCACGATGATAGATCAAGTGATACTGATGTTGAAGATAATGTTGAAGAAACAGAAACAGAACAAGAAGAAGAGTTGTAATTAAATTTAGATATTTATATATATTTTATATATATATATATATATTGGATCAAAAAATGATGATAATCTTAATAATTGGGGTTAGTTGATAATATAGGTGTAATATGCGGAAAAGAACAATAAATATAAAGATTGAAGTATTCCATTGATCATTTGTACACGAATATGCATGGAAAATGAAATTGATTTTAAATATAATTTAGTAAAAGATATATTAAATTTCGTTCAAAATTTTGATTTAAAAACAATAAATATTATAAATTTATAAGAAATCATGGATAAAAAGGTAGCGCTTATCACGGGAGTTGGAGGACAAGACGGAAGTTTTTTAGCAGAATTATTATTAGAAAAAGGATATATTGTACATGGTGTTATTAGACGTTCTGCAACGTTTAATACTCAAAATATTGATCATATTTTTAATAAACTTCATCTACATCATGGTGATGTTACAGACAGTATGAATATTTTTAATATTATATCAAAAGTTAGACCGTGTGAAATTTACAATCTCTGCGCCATGTCACATGTGAAAGTGAGTCATGATATTGAGAATTATACTTTTCAAACAAATACACTAGGAGTGCTTAATATCTTGCAAAGTGTTAGGAATTTAGGAATGGAAAAAACATGTAAGATATATCAGGCATCAACTAGTGAAATTTTCGGCAATATTACAGATGGTAGTTTTAAATTAAATGAAGATTCTCCTCAAAATCCTTGTTCAGTGTATGCTATATCAAAATATGCGGCTCAACAATTATGTAATATGTATCGTGATGCGTATGGGATGTTTGTTGTAAATTCTTTACTTTTCAACCATGAAAGTGTACGTAGAGGTGGAACTTTTGTTACAAAAAAAATTACTAATTATGTTGGAAAATATTATAAAAATAATGTAATTAAACCTTTAGAATTAGGTAATTTAAATGCTAGACGTGATTGGTCTCATGCAAAAGACATGTGTTATGGAATATTCTTAATGCTTCAGCAAGAAAAACCAAAAAATTATGTTTTATCTAATGATACAACTCATTCAGTTCGTGAATTTGTTGAATTAGCATTTAAAGAAATTGGTGTTGAAATTGTGTGGCGAGGATCTGGTGTAGATGAAATAGGTGTTAAAAAAGGAACTGAAAATGATGTAGAACCACAAGTAATTGTAAAAGTTAATCCAAAATATTATCGTGATATTGATATAGAATGTTTAATAGGAGATTCTTCAAGAGCAAGAAATGAATTAAAATGGTTACCAAAATACAGTTTTAGAGATTTAGTAAAAGAAATGGTTCAATCAAGTTTAAATTAAAGTTTAAAGATTTAGTAAAAGAAGATTAATTCGTTAAATATAATTTTTTTAAAAATAATTATATTTATAATAATGGAAAATATCTATTGTATTTGTTGTAATAATGTTATGGATTATTTTTTAATATTATCGGAAACGAATAGTATAAATGTTTGTAATAATTGTTTTCATTTGCAGAAGTCGGAAATGTTGATTAATGATTTTAGGAAATTGGTACATTATGATGAAGTGAAATATATGAAATTTATATTAAAGATTATTAATAGATATAAAAATAATTATAAAATAAATATTTTAAATATTAATGATAATGATACAAATTTGTTAGATACATTGTTAACGAATATGATAAATATTATAGGAATACCAAAGACATATATAAAAACGGTATCTTTATCGTTAAATTTTAAACCTAGTTATTTTTCTAAACATAAATGTTATAGGGATACATTATGTGAGCGTAGTATTGAATATTTAAAGACTGATTATAATTCGTTTGATATAATAATTTTGAATACAACATTGTTAACAACTGGGAATCCGAATGAAATTTTAACAATGTGTAAGGACTTGTGTGATTTAAATACAAATATATTTGTAATAAATTATCATTCAATGAATCCGATAGATTATTTAGTAATAGATAAATTTGCAAAAAATTTATTTACTACGAATTCTTTAAAACGTTTATGTACAAATAATGGGTTTGAATTAGATGATGTACAGACTGATAATGATAATAATAATAATTATATATTTTATAAAATAAGTGTTGGTAAACGAGATAAAGTATCGCAAAATATAGTTTCATTATTGTATGATGAAATGAATATAAATGTATATAATATTGAGGAATATTATAGGACTAATAAGGAATGGTATAATATATTGTATGAAACTAATAAAATATTAGATAGATACAAGTTAAATAAATATGAGATTATATATATATCACGATGTAAGTGTTGTGAAGGAGATAATTTTTTGTATAATAATAATAAAATTAATTATAAAATTAATGATGTAATAAAATTACAAGAAATTATAATTAAAAATATAAATAAAAATATAAATATAAATAAAAAGTTTATGTTTATTATATTTAATTTAGACGAATTTTATTTAAAAAATATTTTATCGAAAATAAAGATTAATAATATGAAATATTTAATATATGATATAAAAAATTTAATAACTCATCCGATTAATGTTAGTGATTAAAGTTTAAAATAAATATTTTAATTCAAAATTAAATATAAGTATGATACATTTGCCAGTAGAAATATGGTTTGTTATATTGAAAGATATATCATTACTAGACTTGAGTAAATTAATGTGTGTGAATCGTTATTTATACAAGTTAATTAGTTGTAATAAATGGAAGTTTATAGATAATTTAGATAATGAATCGTGTAATTTAATACCAAAGACAAGGGAGACATTTGAGAATTTTAAATTAGTTGTAGATTGGGTTGGTATATTATTAGAAAATAAGTCTAATAAAAATTATATACCTGATTATGTAATTGAATGGATTGATGATAGAGAAATATTAAAATATATGTGTATTTATCAAAGTTTTTCTGAATTGATAATTAGAAAAATGTTTGAAAAGATAAATTGGAAATTATTATTACTTTATCAGTATAAAATACCATTAGATTTGATATATTATATAGTAGAAACATATGATTTATTGGATGAAGATTGGAATTTGATTTGGTTAAATGAAAATTTAGATTTAAATTTTATTACAAAATATATAAACAAGGTTCGGTGGCACGTGATATCTTCGAATAAGGAAATAATATCGATTGATTTGATAAAGAAATATGGAGACAGGTTAATTATACATGAATTGACTAAACATGGTATAAATGAAAGGATAGTTACACATTATTTATCAAAAATGGATATGATATGTTGGACAAATGTATCACAATTTACAAAATTATCTATGGAATTTATAAGGCGACATATAGATAAATTAAATTTGCAATTTATATTAAATTATCAAGCGATAGATGAATGTTTTTTGGAGGAGTTAGTAGAAAATGTTGGTGATTTTGATAAGCCGATGTTTTTTCAATCAGTAGCGTTAAATCAAAAATTATCCAAGAATTTTATATTAAAATACAAGGGTGATTTATGTATAAAAAATTTAATTAGAAATAAAAAGGTATTAAGAAATGACATTTGCATTACTTTTTTAAAAGGCTTCAACAGTTAACAAATTCTTTACCAACAATTACCAAACAAAATTTTAATTCGAAAAAATTGAATTAAAATCTATAAATATATATATCAAATGCAAAATGGACAGTGGGTCCCTCATCAGAAAGCTTGTGCATTTTATGGAGTCTCGAAAAATACACTTCGATCATGGGCAGACTCTAATAAAGTTGTCTATAAAAGAAAACCAAGCGGTCATCGCATTTATCTTATATCTTCTAACTGCGTTGAAACAACTGAACTTACATCACAATTTCGTGAAAATATTATTTATTGTCGAGTTTCATCTAGTAAGCAGAAAGATGATCTTGATAGACAATGTTCATTTCTCCTTGATAAATATCCAGGTTCTAAAATCATTAAAGATATTGGAAGTGGACTTAATTACAAAAGAAAAGGACTTCTTAAACTATTGGAATTGTCTAATAATAAACGTGTTAATCAAATCATTATCTCTTCAAAGGACAGACTTTGTAGATTTGGATTTGAACTTATCGAATGGCAACTCTTACAAAACAATACAAAAATCTTGGTTCATGATCAAACAGACAAAACACCAGAACAAGAATTTACTGAAGACATTCTTGCCATTTTGCAAGTCTTTGCTTGTAGATGGAATGGTAAAAGAAAATACACAATCACAAATAAGAACAAAGAAAATCAAATTGAAATTGAACTCGATACAAATCAATATAATAAGTAAATGGAACAATGATTGTAGATATAGTTATAATAAAGCTATTTGTTTACTAAATGATAACGAGTCAAATAGGCCTGTTTATTGTAATACAAAACCAGAAAATTCAAATGTATTGTACCATAAAACAGAATTAAGAGATTTAATAACACCAGCTTACACTTGTTCTCGTATTCCATGGATTTTAGAAACACCAAAACATATACGTGAATCAGGTGTTTTTGAAGCTTATAAAAATTTTAAATCAGCAATCACTAATATTAAAAATGGACATATAAAATATTTTAACATGACTTATAAAAGTAAAAAATTAAATACATGGACTATAGGAATACCTAAAAGTGCATTGAATGTATATAACAATGGAGATATAGGAATATATGAAGAAAGAATAACAAATTTTAGAATAAAAACAACTGAAAAAATAAAGAAAATAAATAATGATTGTACAATACATTTTGATGGTTTACATTATTATATATGTGTACCAGAAGAACGCGAAATAAAAACAAATAATAAAAATAATTGGATATGTTCATTAGACCCAGGGAATAGAAAGTTTCAAACTATTTACAGTCCATCAGATGATAATTATACAATAATTGGAGAAAGGGCATCAAATGTACTTTATAAAAGATTATTAACTTTAGATAAGTTATTAAGTAAACCGAATAAAAATAGATTAAAAATAAAAAAATTAAGGATAAGAATAAGTAATTTACAGAATGAATTACATAACAAAACTATAAAATTTTTATGTGAGAATTACAATGAGATAAATATACCTAAATTAACAAAAGAAAATGATATAATAAAGAAGAGTACTAGAAAGATAAATACAAAAACAGTAAGAAATATGTCAGTATTAGGTCATAGTATGTTTGTAGAGAAGCTGAAAACCAAAGCTAATTTATATAACAATGTTGTAATAAATATAGTAACGGAAGAGTATACTAGTCAGAAATGTTTAAGATGCGAGAAACTGACAAAGACGTCAAGTGAGACGTATATATGTAGTAATTGTAAATTTAAAATAGACAGAGATATACTTGGAAGTACGAATATATTACTAAAACAAATGCGAGATACAGCCAACGTAGATATACGTTGCTCATTAGATTTATTAGGATGGCGAAAGCTGGTAGAGAATTCTATAAATCTGTGCCAAAAAAGTTACATAGGTAACTTTTGGTAATGTTGAAGTATCGGAACTATTTCCTAACAGTGTTGTAATGTTCTATAAAATAATCTATTGTTTTTTTTAAAGCAACATCTAATGATGTAAATTTAAAATGTGGTATATATGCTAAAAGTTCAGAGTCATCAACTGTTTTTTTATATTGACCCTCTGGAAAATTACAGTCGTATACAACTTCGCCATTAAATTCAAATTCTTTAACAATTTTATTTACAAGGTCTTTAATAGTTATTTCATCTTTAACTGGTGGACCAACTATTAATTGATTAAATTTTTTTTCTAATTTACAATTTACAAAATGTAAAATAATTTTACCTAAATCATGACTTAAAATAAATTGCCTAAGTGAAGTACCTCTTCCTTTAATTATTAAAGGTTTATTATTATTTTTAGCAATAAAACATTTATGTATTAAAGCAGGTAAAACATGACCGTCATGTAAATTGAAATTATCTTTAGGACCATATATATTTGTTGGTATTAATGATACGATTTCTATATTGGAATATTTAGTTAACAATTTAGAACCAGTATCAAGCATTCTTTTACTATAACTATATCCTTCATTACTATTATCAGGTTTTTTATCATACATTTGGTCAGATGTAAGTGGATACTTGAGATCATTACCGAACACACAAGTACTAAGTATATTAATTAATCTTTTAACTTTATATTTTTCACAGCATTCTAAAATATTTGTATTAATTTTAATATTATCTACTAACATTTTATAATTATTTGATAAATTACCATAGAGTCCTGATACTTTTGATGCCAGATGTATAACAGTGTCAAAATTACCATTTGAAAATAAATTTTCACAAGCAACTTGATCTCTTAAATCTGTTTGTTTACTACTTAAAAAAACATATTCATTGTCATTTTTAGTTGATATTAATTCTTTTATTGAAGAACCTACTAAACCTGTACCACCTGTAACTAGTACTTTCATAATAATATATAATATAGATTTTATTTTAAATTTAAACTCAATTTACTTACGGTTAATATAATAGTTCTTGCAGGCGTGACCTTACTTATCATAAAAGTAATTAAAAAGTAATGTAATTGCAAGGTAAATATGTATTGTTTTTAAGATATTCTAATATAATATTTACAGTTTGTATTAATTGTGGTTGATCTACACCAAGACCAATAGTACAATAAAATGTTAAACTATATTTTTTTACATTATTTATTCTTAGTGATTTATAATCTATATTTAAAGCTATTACACTATTATATTTTAAATTATCATTGTATATAATTTGGTTAGAATATTCTGTATATTTATTTAATATTTCGTGTTTGTTTGTGTTTTTATGATTGTTATTATTTATAAAAAATGATAAAATAGTGTATCGAATGTCGTTGTTATTATATAATAAAAATTTTTTTATATCGTTTATTTCATTGGGTTTATGAGAAATACAGAAAACGATATAATGTGAGTGTGTTTTATAGACAAGCATTTTAAATTCTGAATATATAAATGATAGGTAGAAATCTTCAAAATTATTAAATTTTATATGAAAAATGATAATATTATCAGAAACAAAAAAAAGGCAATTGGTATTTTGTTCTTTTAGTATAGTAAAATTATTTTGTGTGTTTTGTTTTATTTGTAAAAGTTTTAATGAGTGTTTGTAATTTTCTTCGAAACAATATAAATAAAAATTTAAAAGATCTAAGCGGAAAATATAGTCGTCAGTTTTGTCTATTTCAAAAGATCTATATGCATCTTTAAAAAATTTAAATAAATCTGATTTTAATATTTTACGAAATTTGTCGCCTAATCGTGTAGAGTTTTTAAGACCGTAATAATTAATCATACTTAATATTAGAATATATTAAAATAAATTGAATTTTAACACAATTCCAATTATTTTAATTGGATTATTAAATGGATTTTAGTTATATATTTAGTTTATTATCATTGGGTTTTTATAGTATAGTATATTTACCTCAATTTGTGTTGATATATAAAAATAAATCGTCGAAAGGTATTTCTATATGGACCTTAATTTTATGGACTCAAGCGGATGCGTTAAGTTTATTTGGGACAATATTATTACATTTACCTATTACTTTTGCACTTATGAGTTGGTATCATTTTGTAATAGGTGTAACGATGATTATTTTTGTAGTGTTTTATGGAGAGCAACTTTGTAATTTAGAAATATATGGATCTGGTGTATTTATATTATTAAATGTTTTAATAGGTGTTGTATTAAGTTATACTATAAAAGATTTAAATAATGATGTTGGGGGTGTTATTTCATGGATAACAATGTCTTTGTATATAATTGGTAGATTTCCTCAAATTTATGAAAATTGGAATACAAAAACAACAGAGGGATTATCAATATTGATGTATATTTTTACAATTTTAGGAAATTTATTTTATATAGGTGTAATATTTTCTAGTCCAGAATACTTAGATAAAAATATTCCTTGGTTAATTTCATCTATTTTCTCTATTTTATTAGATATTATTATTATTTCACAGCATTATTATTATAAAAACTTAAATATTAATGAGAAAAATAAATTGTTAAATTGTGTAAACGTGTAAATCTGAAAACGCGTTTGCGCGTTTTATTTTTATTTTATAAAAAAGATTTTAATTTATAAAATAAAAATATATAGATATTGTATAATAAATGTCTGAATATAACGAAAATGCTTATTATTATAAACAACAGGTTGTTATAAGGGATACAACTGGTGCTGGTTCTACAAGTGGTGGTTTAGTTGTATTGGGTGGTATATCTGGTAAGGATACATATATTACTGGTCATGTTTCGGTTAATAATGTTAAAATTACACCTAATAGAAATGATATAATTTTTGAACAACAAGCAACCCTTAGTATAACTGAAAATTTTACTAATATTACAGATTTTTATTTTGATGATTCTGTTGCAAATTCGTTTAAAGCAACTATAAATGTAACTGTTAGTGGTGGAATTTCTAAATATGCCTTATGGGAAATAAATGGTGTATATAAGCCAGCAGGATGGGTTATTACATCATCTTTTGCTGGAGATCAAACTGGTATTAATTTTAAAATAACTAACGTAGATGGGCGTGGTCAAATTCAATATACTAATTCTAATGTTAATGGAACGACTACAACTATTAGATATAGAGCTAATACTACTGCACCTCCTGGTAGTACTCCATTAGGAAGTGATTCGAGTATTATTAATAATACAAGTGGACCCTATATAGCAAATAGACTTTTATATTCAAATTCTACAGATACTATTGCTAACACTGACTTGGTATATACATCTAATGTTTTTACAATTGGTGGTACATCGAGGATTTTAGCTCAAAATGCAAATAGTTTTACCAATTTTTCAAATGGTGGAGGAATTACAAGTATGGGTGATGCGTCTGTTGCTAAAAAAATGATAGTGGGTGAAAAAGTTGGTATTGTTACAACAGCTCCACAATATCATTTAGATGTAACAGGAGATATTAATTTTACAGGAAACTTTTACAAAAATGGAAGTTTATACAGTGGATCATCAATTTGGGATACTAATGCAAACAATGAAATATTTACTACTCAAAATTTAGGTATAGGTACATCTGACCCAACTTATAAATTAGATGTTTCTGGTGGATTAAGAGTAACAGAAGCTGTTACTGCTGGAGCATTATATGTAACAAATGAACTTGCGACAAATATTTCTTCTGGAACACTTAATTTATCTACAGGACTTACATCTAGTTCTGCTAAAATTACAGATATTTCTAATACAAATGCATCTATTGGTACTTTAAATGTTACTGCTTTAACTGCTGGAAATATTAATTTTACAGGAACTTTATACGAAAATGGAACTCCTTATGTAAATTCACAATGGACAACTGGTACAGGTGGTAATTTATCTTATACAAATGGAAATGTTGGTATTAATACAACAGCCCCACTATCAACATTAGATGTTAGGGGAACAATAAATGTGTCAAGTGGATTAACAGCTGCAAATTTAAATGTATCTGGAGCAACAGTAATTGCTAATGTTACTACTGGAACGATATCAGCATCAACAATTAATTCAAGTCTTATTGCAGCAAGTACTATGACAGGTGGGACTTTAAGTTTATCAGGTGATCTTTTTGTAGCTGGTAGTTTAACTGCTGTTAATATTACAACAACAAATTTAATGGATACAAATATTACTGCAGGGGTTGCAAAAATAACAGATGCAAATATTACAACAGCTACAGTTGCAACTTTATTAAATACTAATACTATTTCAACAAATGTTTCTAGTGCTACACTAACGCTTTCAACTGGTCTTACATCTTCAACTGCACAAATTACTAACCAAAGTTCAACAAATATAAGTAGCGCAACGTTAAATGTTTCTACCGGAATTACATCATCTAGTTTACAAGCAACAAATGCTAACGTAACTACAAGTACTATCGCTACTTTATTAAATACAAACACTGTTTCAACAAATGTCAGTGCTGGTACGATAAATCTTTCAAATGGACTTACTTCAGCTAGTATACAAGCAACAAATGCAAATGTCACAAATCTAACGGTTGCGACTTTATTAACGACAAATCAAAATTCAACAAATGTAAGTAGTGCTACACTTAATTTATCAACTGGACTTACTTCTGCTAGTGCTCAAATTACAAACCAAAATTCAACAAATATAAGTAGTGCTACAATGTCGCTGTCCACTGGACTTACTTCCGCTAGTGCTCAAATAACAAATGCCGCTGTTACAACTGCTACTATAGCTACTCTTTTAAATACAAACGCTGTTTCTACAAATGTTAGTGCTGCTACGCTTACACTTTCAACTGGTTTAACAACTGCTAGTGCTCAAATTACTAATGAGAATGTTACAACTTCAACAATTGGTACAGCTCGTGTAACAACTAGTTTATTAGCTACAGGAACTTCAAATACTATAGGTAATATCTTTACAACTGGAGGAAATGTAGGTATTGGTGTGGTTAATCCTAGTTTAGCATTAGAAGTTAGTGGTAGAAGTGTGATGAAAAATGCTGGAACAGGAACGAGTGGTGCGCTTTATTTAGATGACAGTAACAAAGGTATTCAATATTCTGGTAATAACGAAAGTGTTAATAGTTATTTTGAAGGATCTTTTCCTACAGATGGTATTGCTGTATTTGGGTTTTCAGATGGTGCATTAGGTACGAGACGAGGAGGTAACAAAACTGCTTTAGTATGGAATAGTACAGGAAATGTAGGTATTGGTACAACTGCTCCAGGAAATACACTTGATGTATCTGGTACTATTCGTGCAAGCACGTCAATTACAACAGGTGCAGTTTACAGTACAAACATTACATCAACAAATGTAGTTGCAACAAATTCATCATTTGGTACAATTAATGCATCTGGTGCAACTATGGGTGGTAGTTTAGTTCCTTCGACAAATATTACTTACGACTTGGGATCATCTAGTTTAAGATGGAGAGACCTATATTTATCTGGAAATACTATTCATTTAGGTGAGAAACAATTATCATTAAGTGGAGATACATTTCAATTAGAAAATATTTCTGTTACTAGTACACAAGAAGCTACATCTACAACTTCTGCTGCTTTACTTGTATCTGGAGGTGTTGGTATTCGTGGAAAATTAAGAGTTGCTGGTACTGGATATATTACTAATGCAGAAATTACAAGTGTAACTGCAACAAATATTGCTGTTTCTAATGTAATTGCAAACAATGTCTCTACTGGTACTTTACAAGCACCAAATGGTATTACAGTTGGTAATATTAATTTCACTGGAAGTCTTTATCAAAATGGAGTAGCATATCTTGGTAGTCAATGGACAACTACTTCAGGAAATGTTAGTTATACTACTGGATCAGTTATAGCAACAAATTCACTAACTACAAATGCTAGCGTTGGAGTTTTAATTGCAAGTACGGGTTTAACTTCTGCAAGTGCTCAAATAACAAATGCCGCTGTCACAACTGCTACAGTAGCTACCTTATTAAATACAAATGCTGTTTCAACAAATGTTTCTAGTGGTACGCTAACGCTTTCCACTGGTTTAACATCTGCCAGTGCTCAAATAACAAATGCTAATGTGACAACTGCAACAATAGCTACCTTATTAAATACAAATGCTGTTTCAACAAACTTTAGTGCAGGTACTGTTTCAGCAACAACTATCACTGGAGGTAGTATAAGTTTATCTGGAAATTTAAGTGTTGCCGGTACTCTTACAGTTGTGAATATTACTGCCACTAATCTAATGGATACGAATCTAACAGCTGGAAGTGCAAGAATAACTACAAATTTAGCTGCTATAGGAAATAGTAATACAGTTGGAGCAATTATCACTACTGGTGGAAATGTAGGTATTGGTACTACTGCACCTTCTTATACATTAGATATCAATGGTACAACTAGAATTAATACTACTAGAGGTGTTTTAATTGGTAGTAGTGCAGATATAGATGCGGGTAGATTGATATCAGCTTTGGATTCTACAATGCCAAATAATGGTTTTAGGTATATCACTTTTGGTAAAGCTAATGGTACATATAATCAAGCTGAAATAATATATAAACACGTTGCAGATGGATCAACGTCTAATTACATAGGATTAGGAGTGCATAGTACACCAACAGTAGCAGTAAATGGAGCAGGAAATGTAGGTATTGGTACAACTGCACCTAGTTCAATTTTAGATATAGTAAGTAGTTCGCCAATACTTCAAATAAGAGATACTTCGCTTGGTAGCGGAAAAATTTATTTCGGAAATTCAAGTCATGGTGTGGGGAGAAATGCATCTATTAGTACATTGACAGATGGAAATGATGTAACTGTATGGACAAATGGTGCTAGTGGTTCTGTTGGGTTTGCTACATCACTGACTGAAAGAATGCGTATTACACCAGCTGGTAATGTAGGTATTGGTACAGCTGCTCCTAGTGCTAATTTACATGTAATTGGAAATACACGGACGAATTCTATTGAAATGAACGCTGGGGGTGGTGCAAAACAATTCGCTAGTGGAATTCAAGGAGGTGGGGCTGCTACAGGAACTACTAGTTTCCCATTTACATTTACTAATATACCTGTTGTCGTAGCATCTATATCTCAAAATGATAATGGTAGTGTATTTGGTGTTCAAATAACAAGTATATCGACAACCGGATTTAGTTATAGAAAAACATTTTATAGATTTGCTAATGGTTATGGAGGAGAAGCTGTTAGTGAACACTTTTATTGGATTGCAATCGGTTAAATTAATTTAATTATTTTTAAACAAAAAATTATAAATACAAAATAATTTTTTATTGTATAATATATAATGGAAAGTGGTGATAGATCATTTACAGTTACATCAATAAAAAAATCAGGACGTTCAATTAAAACAGATGGTGGTAGATATATTAGTAAAATACCTAGTTCAGCTGCAAAGAAAGCATTTTCACAATATTACAGACAACACAAGACAAAAGGTGCTTTTTCATTGGAAATACATATAAAAGAAACTACACAAAATTCATCTGGAAAAACTTTTAAATACAGAGTATCAAAAATAAAGGATCCAAGGGATATAACTAGAGGTAAACAAATTATACATTACGAATATACTACAAAAGCTAAAGCTTTATAAATAATTAAATAATATAATAATTATATTATTTAATGTTAAATTAAAATTGTCCACCAGCTAAAACTTGTGTAACACTGCGATATTGTTTTTGTCCCTTTACACTTTCATTTTTAGGTTTATCCATATAATAAGGTTGTTGACTAGCATCTCTAAGATAATCTAGATATTGTTGAATTTGAGAAACGATTTTTGGAACTATTTCTTGAACAATAATTTGATTTAATCTATCGACTTCTTTTGTATATTTTTCAAGTAGTAATTTAAGTTCGTTTTCTGGCATATTTTCATTAATTAAAGGAGGATGTGCGCTGTATTCTATAAAGATACTTCTCATTACTGTCATTAGTTCATTGTTAGATTGATAGTCTATAACATATTTATTTTGTTTATATACATTTAATTTAATTAAATTTTGAATATTTCTAATATTTGTATCAGAAAAAAATAAACGGGTTAATGGAGTTTCACTATATAAATTTTTAAATAAAAATCTAGTATTACTACTTGATAATTGTTTATCATCAGGGGTTAAATTAAATTTACCAGGTGATTTTAAGCTGTCAACTTGTGTAGAAGGTAATCGTTTACTTCGTTCTTCGGTGATAGTTAATAAAGTACGTTTATCTCCTGGTAAATCAAAAGATTTTTCATACAATTCTGGATGAAAAAGTGGTTTATTTTGATCGTAAATAAATTGTTTGGTATCCATTACACTATATAATATAAAAAATAAAATAAGTTTTAATAAAAGTAAAAGATATTTTGTTATAAAATTAATTAGTCATAGATTTAAATTTTTTATGTAAAATATTTTTAGTTTGCAAAACGGAATTTGTATTATTGGTTTCCCAATCTATTAAATTAAAAATAGATTTTAAATATGATATAGATTTACGTGATGTTGGGTTAATTTGTAATGTATATTTAAATATTGTCATTATTATTTTTTGTTCATTTTTAGAAAAAATATTTTTATCTAAATTAAAGATTTTTTCATCTAATATATTATAATCTTCTAAAGAATATTTAAATCTAGCATATAATGCATCAGTTTTAGAATTAGCATATTCCCAAGGTGGATAAGGATGAATAATGTTATATAAAAGAATACCACAACTCCAGATATCTGCTTTATGTGGTTTATAAGGTAATCTTTTAATCATTTCAGGAGGCATATAAGAATCTGTACCATGAATTCCTTTATAAAATATTTCTTTTCCATTAATTTTATACATAATTGATTCTCCGAAATCTATAATTTTAATATGATTATTGTATACCATAATATTTTCTAATTTTAAATCTAAATGTGCAATGTTATTACTGTGAAGATATTCTACTCCATCTAAGATTTGTGAATATAAATGTAATAGGAATTTAATATTTCCTTTATATTGTTCGACATAATCAAGTAAGTCAATTCCGTGACAATATTCAAATACTATAGAATTATTTTTTTTATCAATACTTAAAGTTTTTCGAATATTAGGGTGATTTAAATTAATTGTCATGTAAAATTCATTATTAAAATGATTTATAAAGAAATTTTTATTATTTTCAAAATTATGCATATCTTTTTTCATAGTTTTAACTACAACACATTTATTACAATTATAATTTTCACAAAATCGTTTACATTTATATAATTGTAATTTACCAAATCCGCCTTCCCCTAAAGTTTTAGTATAAACACTTTTCATATTAATTTAGCCAAAATTAGTCAAATATAAATTAATATAATTTTAATTCAATTTTTTTAATTTGATAAATTTTTTCTACAAATTGGACAAGTAGTTTCTTTAGATAACCATTTATCTATACAATATATATGAAATTCATGGTTACAGTTTAATTTTCTAACTATATTTATATCAAAATTATCTTTTTCTTCTTCTTGACAAATAGAACAAACGAAAATATATCGTAATGAAATATGTGAATTTTGAAATAAGTCATTTAAATATAATCCTCGTTTATATGGCTGATAAATATTTAAAATACTTAAAGCATTAAAATTATCACTAAAATTACGATTTAAATTACGATTTAAATTACGATGTGTTTGTCGTATGTAATTAGAATAAGCTAACCGTCGATTAAGACCAGGTTGTTGTGGTAGATTCATATATAAATTAAATTTTATTTTTTTAAATTAATTAAAATAATTTATTTTTCTTGTTAAAATATAAGTAATTTAAATAAATAATAATATGATTGTTTTATCAGAAAAAGTAAAAATGTTAATTCCATATTTAGTAGGTATTATTTTAATAATATATCTTTTAAAGCCAAATATATTTTTTAAACCAAATGGTAAGACAAGAATATATGGTTTAGGATATGATGATCAAGGTTATAAAAAAACATTATATACATTTCAATTTGCTATTATAATAATAGTTTTGATGTTATATATTGTTTTAATGAAATAAAAAATATAAAAAATCTCTAACTATTGATTTTTTACTTTTCATCCAATCGGCCATAATTTGAAGTGCTTTATAAACTATATCTACATCACAATTTAATAATAATATATCACCAATTAATGGGTTTTTTATCTTTACGTTTTCATCTTCTTTTATGATATGTTCTATATTTATAAAACGTTTATAATCAATTATATGAAAACCATTTATATTTATATAATATATTCCATTAAGTTTAAAAAATGAAAATTCCAAACGTTTATTATTGAATTTTTTAATAATAAAATTCTCAGTATTAATTCCTGAAAATTGTTTAACTAATAATTTTCCATCAGATTCTTTAAATTCAGTAGTTAAATCGCCGTTTTTTGACAAATGATTATCTACTATTAAATATTCTTTTTCCATACAATTACTTTTAAAAAAATAATAATTAAACAATTATTTTTTTTAAAATTAATTAAATAGTAATTAAACCGTTTTTAAATGGTTGTATATAAGATAATTTAAGATTATACATGTAATAATATAATTGAGTGGATGTATTTATTATTTTAAAATGGGTTTTTTGGTATCCATTTTGCATTATATCCATTACAGTTATTAAATCAAATAAATCGTTTTCGAAACAATATTTGCTTAAATATTCTATTAAATTAAATTTATATTGGTCGTTTTCTAAAGTCATAAAGATATAAAAATATCCGTTTCTGGAAACAATATTATTATTAGTATTTTTTGTAGGTAAATTATATAAACAAATAAAATCCTTAATTTCATTAGTTTCAGGATTAATTATTATAAAATTATGAAAAGATTTATTTAATAGTATATTTGTAATATCAGCTTTTGATTTATAATCAAAAATATCATAATTAATTTGATTAATGTTAAGTAATTTATCATGAATAGAATCGACTATATTTGTTAAGATGTCTTGATTTTTATTTAAATAATTTTTAGTTAAATGTAAAAATTTATAATTTTTTAAAAAATCTTTATCAAAATCAAATGTTTCAAACATTTGTTTTAAAACGGTTGTATGTTGATTTAAATTAAGTAACTTTGAATTTACCAAATTTTCGATATTTATAGGTCTATGATAAAAGGTTTTATTTGAAAAATGTGGTGTTTTAATAGGGTTACCACCAATTGTATATAATGCGCAATTTATTTGATTATTAAATTTTAAAATACATTGTTTTGTTAAAATATTAATAATATAACTAGAGACGTGTAAATTTCTAAGTTGTTTTATTAAACATAAATAATTAACATCTATTGTTTGATGTTGTTTAAATGAACATTCGTCTTTAACATAAATTATTTGTGGACGACCACATATAAAGCCTATCATATTTTGTGTGGTTATTGTTTCAGGTTTTTTTTTATGTGGATAAAATAAAATACATAATGTATTTTGTGTAATATAATAATTAAAAAGTGATAAGGAGTAATTTAAAGTAAATGATGAATCGATCGCTTTGTAATTATTGTTTATGAATTCTAATAATTCAGATTTAAGTAAATTATTAGGAGATGTAATTACATGATAATCTAAACATGTTTTACTATTAGAAATTTCTTTATCAATAGATAACAATAAGTTATCAATATCTAGTATATATGAATTATCATTTTTTAAACTAGAATTAAGTTGTAATGGTTTATTTGACCAAAAACTCATTTAATATCTTTTTTTATTTTTTTTATTTCGTTTTGACGTGGAACTATCATCGATTACAAATTCTATTTTGGAATCTGAATATTTACTTAAATCTGGGTATTTATTAAATAAATGTTTTTTTTGAATTGAAAATAATGTATTATCTTTTAATTTAACATTGTCTAATGTTTTTGGTTTAGAACCCCAATCAATATATAAATAAAATGGTTCAATGAATTCAATAAGATATCCTTTACCAGATAATCTATTAATAAGAAATAATATACAATTTTTAATATCGTAATTTGGATATCCTATAAGGATTTTAGGTATTTCAAATATAATAAATGTTTTATTAGTGTTTCTATTTGTAAAAATTATTTTTTCTACACATTTATTTAAAACTATATTAAAAATATCTATTTTAGATGTTTCTTTAATAGATTTTTCATTGTGTAAACTAGATATACTTGGTATTTTTATATCTTTATTCATTTAACTTATATTTAGATAATAATTTTAATTTTATTTATTTATTAATATTAATTAATTTTTATGTTAAATGATATAAAATCTTGTAATATCATATATGGATACATACAAGATTCTTTATTAAATTATAATAATTCTACAATTATTTTAGTAGAACCAAGAAAGGCTGTAATAGATAAAATAAATCGATTGAAATTAAATAATATTATATTAATAAAAAAAGCTTTAGTTAGCAAAAATAGTTTATCAGAAACTGTATTGTATTATGATAAAATAAATAATAATTATTGGCTAGATAAAAATGATTTATCAATAAATGGAACTAATTTTTTTAATATTACAAAAGAATCTGTTTATACAATAAGTTTATTAGATATTATAAGCAAATATAAAATTCAAAATATAAATAATTTAGTATTAAATATCAATATAACTAATAATAAACAAGTATTAGAAAGTATTTATCAATTTAATCATATTATTTCATATATTAATATTAAAACAGATTTCAAATGTAATTTATTTAATAATTTTTATAATGAAAAAGATGAAAAATCAGAATATATTATATACATACATAAAAATTTAAAGCTTATATTACCAAAAATAGGGATTTGTTTTAACAATATTAAAACAATTGTAAACATTGATAAATTAGAATTATTAATAAAACAATATCAAATGAGTTTGATTATAAAACAAAGAGACATAATAGAATTTCCTGATTCTATTAATAAATTAAATAAAATATATAACGAAATAAAAGTTAATAATAAAAAGGAAAATTGTGATTTTTTTCATGAAAATATAATTCAGAATTTAGATATAATTTTTAATATAAATAATGATATAATAGAAAATTTAACAGAAACAAATAACAATTTAGATATAATAATACATTTTAATCCTAAATATTTTGAAGCATATAATACATTACAAATAATGTATCCTTTAAAAAATAATATAATATATATAAATAAAATGTATGATGTGATTTATGGGAGTAAAAATTGTATGTATATGTTATATCAAATTATTAAATCTAAATATTTTTCAGATTATCTTGATAATAAAAAAAGTGTAAATCCAAAATTATTTAAAATAATGACAAAACGTTATTTTTATGAATATATAGGTAAGATTTTTTATTTAAAATTTTTTTAAACCATTATATTTATAACGTTATAAGATATTGTTTAATTTTTGTTTTGGAATTGTACATCTATTGTATTTTTGTGATATAATTTTATCATTTATTTTTTGTGTTAATTCTATTTTTAAAGTTGATTTTTCCATAGTTTGAGTAGTTTTATTTAAAGTTATTACTTGTAAATATATATCAAAGTTAAATAATTTTATATATGTTTGTCTATCTCTATATTTATCATTTGATATTAATATACAATCGTTGTTTTTACTTAGAATATAAAAAAAATATTGACATAAAAAATCATCTTTATTTTTATCTAAAATTACGTTATTATATTGATCTTGAATAATTATAAATTTTATATTAAAAGTATTATAACCTTTAATAATATTATTTAATACAATTTCAAGATTATTTAATTTTTTCATGACAAAATAAAATTGACTACTTTTATCAATATTTACATGATCTATATATTTTGTAAAAAATAATTTAAAAAAATCATATGTATCTTTTATTTTGTTAATATGTTTAATAACATGGAAATCTATATTTTCACGTTTATATTTAATTTCTCTAAAATCAGAAAATATATTAAGAAAGTCTATAATGTATATCTTTTGTCTTTTATCCGAATTGATCATTATTAAGCGATTGTTTAATATTAATAAATATTTATTTTTAAATTAATTTTATGCTTTTTGTTTATTTAATATAAAATTAAAAAAACGTTCTATATAATTTACTTGTATATTTACTGGCTGTATATTTACTGGTTGTTCTTTATAAGAATTAGTTACAGATAAAGTTAAGTCTTTGATGTTTGGCAAATTGAATTCCTGACCTAAATATACTCCTATTAATAAGATAGTTAAAGAATAAAACATTTATATTAATATTAATACAAATGTTTTTAAATTAACGTTTTAAAATTAACGTGTTTAAATTAACGTGTTTAAATTAACGTGTTTAAATTAACGTTTTTAAATTAATTTTTTTAAAAGGTCATTTAAATCTATTCGCCATAAATCTTCAGGAGATTTAGAAAGGATAAAGGCCAGTTCTTTTTCTTTTTTATGACATTGTTCTTCTAGTTCTTTAATTTTTTCTGAAGTTAATGAATAAATAGGTAATCTAAGCAAATAATCATATGACGAATCGTCTTTTGGATAATCATGTTTTTCTAAAACAGAAATTATATAATCTTTGGATCGTTTATTAATATCGAGATCACCATTTATATATTCTTTAATAAATCTAGCTTTTGATGTTAATATTTCCAATTCTCGTTGTAATCGTTTTGTGATATATTCTTTTCTTTTAACATAATATTCAAGTCTAAGATCAAAAAATTCAAGTAAAATATCAACAGGTGTTTTGTATTTTGTAAGAATGAGATTTTCGTTAAACAAATACATATTGTTTGTACTAAAAGATTTTACAATCTTTAGTTCTTTTTCAATACTTCCATTTTCAATAAGATCATCTAATGATTGTTTGTTTTTAAATTCTACAATAAAACAAATATCATCATTTTCATCACGTGTTTTATTTTGAACATCTTTTAATTCAAATTTCTTTTTTATTTTTGATGTTTTATCGTTAGTTTTTTTTATATTATTTGTTTCAATAAATGATTCTAGAAATTCTTTATATGTTGTAACTCCCATTCCAACTGGAATTTCTGTAATTTTAATTTGTTTATCAGAAAGACGTTCCCATTTACCTTTTGTAATATATGATCCTTCTTCTATTTCTTCTACAGTTCCATTAAAGCCATTAAAATAAGGTTTAAGTGGTTGAGGTATATAATTTTCATCGTCTATCATTTTAATTAAATTAGTAATAATATCTTTAGGATTAAAACTGGGAATAAAAGTAGAATAACCAGTACCGATACCTTCGCAACCATTTACAAGAACCATGGGGATGATAGGTAAATACCATTCTGGTTCAATAAGCATTCCGTCATCATTTAAAAAAGTTAATAAAGGTGTGTCATTAGGGTTAAACATATCTTGTGTTATATCTGAAAGACGTGTAAAAATGTATCTAGGACTAGCAGCATCTTTTCCACATTGATATCTTGATCCAAAATTTCCATCGCCATACAACAAATTAATATTATTAGATCCAACAAAATTTTGTGCCATGTTAACAATCGCACCTTGAAGAGAAGCTTCACCGTGATGATAACTTGTTTCGGCAGAAACATAACCAGACAATTGAGCTACTTTAATAAGATCCCGCTTATTTTTTTTCAACATATAATACAATATTTTTCTTTGACTAGGCTTTAAACCATCGCATAAACTTGGAATGGAACGTAAGTTGTCGTAAATAGAAAAATGAATTAATTCTTTATTAATAAGATCTTGATAACTTACACGTTTTTGATTCATATCTAAATAAATATTCTTGTCATAATTACTTAGCCAAACTTTACGTTTATCAGAACATTTTATAGTATCTGTATTAGATATTTTAATATTTTTATCTTTATCAAATGCTAAAAGAATAGATTCGTCACATTTTTCATTTTTATAATAATAATCAACTTTAAGATTATCAATACGTCGAAATGTTTCTTTTGCATCATCTTTTTTTGAAGTACCTAAACCTTTAAAATATCGAATTTGATATGTATTCAAATTTACACCTGTTTCTTTCCATTTAAGGTAGTCTTGTTCAGTAAAAAATTCCATTATCTTTTTACCCTTAATAGCTTTTACAATAGGTGTTCTTAATGTTTGAATATAATCAAGTTTTATTAAACTTGGCCACCAATAATGAAAAAAGTTTACAAGTAAAGCCTTAATATGACTTCCATCAACATCACTATCTGTTAATAACATAACTTTACCATATCTTAAGTCAGATGTATTTTTGTAGTCTTTGTCTTGTTTTAATCCTATAATTTGTTTAACGTTATTAATTTCTTCATTGCCAATTAATTGAGAAATAGATGCATCACGTAAATTTAAGAATTTTCCACGTAATGGATAACAACCATATTTTTCAGGTCCAACCACTGACCTTCCCCACATAGCAAACGTTTTAGCAGAATCACCCTCCGTTAAAATAAGTGTACACTGATCTGATTTAGCTGTTCCAGCCCACAGAGCATCTTCAAGTTTTGGAATATAAATTTTGTTAGTTTTCTTACCGTCTGTAATCTTACTTAATGAAGAAGATTCTTTAAGTTTACAAAATTCTACAATTTCATCGGTAATAGAACTTTTATAAAGTTTATTAATAAATTGATCACTGACAGTAATTATACAACCAAAATCTTTTGATGGTGTTGTTAATTGTTCTTTTGTTTGACTATTAAAACTTGGATTTGCTACAGTAGAACGTAAAAATAAGAAAAATTTATCTTTGATAAAATTCGGTTTTAATTCCTTTAACTTTTTCTTATCTTCAAGCATTTTTTTATAACGATTTATTATTTGATAAAGAATATAATCTACATGTTTACCACCTTGAATAGTAGCGTTACCATTAACAAATGATACTTGTTCATACTGAGAATAAGGTACAATAGCATATTCCCAAGTATATTCTACAGTTTTACCATTACTATATTTAATACGATCAGTGTAAGATTCATTTATAATTTTTGCATTTTCGAAAAAATATCCAATATAATCAGAAAATCCTTTACCTTGTAAACGCTGACCATTTAAATATATTTGAACATTATTATTAGTACAAGCAATACAATCAAGAACTCTTTTTCTAATAAGAAGAATAGTATCGTGTTCTAAACCTGACATTTCAAAACGAGAATAGTCAGGAATAAAAGTAATTTTTGTAAAACTTTTTCCTGAATTTGATGTTATTTTAGCTTTACTTCGTTCAGACATATTATTTGTAAATTCTTGAATAAAACGTCGTTTCTCATCACTATCTATAGTTTCTACAACAAACTTTTTTGAATAAATCGCCACAATCTTTGCCCCCAGACCATTAGTTCCCGCACCAGTTCTTGTATCATTATCGTCGTAATTGCTTCCAGATAATAGTTGTCCAAATATTAGTTCCGGTACATATATATTATGTTCTTTGTGTAATTGAACAGGAATACCTTTACCATTATTCCATACACTAATTTCTCCTGACAACTGGTCGTAATCTATTTTAATAGTATTGACTGTTGGGTCACGAAAGGAATGATCCGTAGCATTAGTTAAAATTTCATCAAAGATTTTCATAAATCCAGGTGAATATTCAACTATTCTTTTAGTCATTTGTATACTTCCATCTGAATTTTCATCTGCAACCCATAGTTCTTCTGTTTGTTTTTTAGTTGAACCTATATACATACCGGAACGTAACAAAACGTGCTCTCTTTGTGTTAATTTTTGATATGTGTCTTCTATCCGTTTTGGCATTCTGTTAAAAATAATTAAGTTATGTTTAAATTCAATTATTTTTAAAAAATTTCATCACAAATGTTTATTTAACATGAATTAAAAATGTATATAATCAATATCAATAATAACAAATGATAAATATTAGGTTTAAGTGTGAAAATTTTCTTATTAAGAAAAGTTATTTCTTCTGGAAAAAGAACATTTGAACGTAAATGAGCTACAATATGATGTATGATTATACCTAATGGAATTATACCTAAATAATAAACCATTTGTTTATTTTTACATACCGGAATGTTTTTTGATAAATTGAAATAATATTCTAATATAAATGCTGATATAAATGATATTGTAAGATCAAATAAAGCCATACCTGTACTTTTATTATTATAATATGGGAAATTTTCTAAATCTAATCTGTAAGATCGTAATTCAGTTAGATTCATATATGTACTTTATAAAATGTTTTTATAAAATAAAAATGCAATTTAACTAAAATTTACCATTTGTGTTTCTTGTAAGTTGTAAATAATTTTTCTTCAAATTCATCAAAGAATTCGGTATAATTACAGATAGGACTTATATGTTTTAATTTTTAGTAAAATAAATACTTGTTATTGTATTTGGAAATAGAGGATTTAAATTAAACTGTTTATAATTATAAAATTCTGAAGTTTGAATAAAATAATCGAGACACAAGTTATTTTTATGAGGTTTAAATGATATTGTTTTTAATGAATCATTAATAATTATATAGGCGTGTTTATCAAGTTTTTCATTGTAAATATACAACGTAGAATTATCTATAACTTTATATTGATCACCCCTATTTAATGTTTTTGTGAAATGCATAAATACCCAATATTTTTTAGTTATAACTATTTTTGAGCCTTTTGTATTGTTTAAGTCATATTCAATAAGACCCCAAGCATTATAATTTTCTACAGCTTGCCAATATATCCATGCTTCTGGTGATAATGTTTTCAAGTCACGAATAATATGTTTACCAAATTCTAGTGACAGTTTTAAATTGTTAGACCCCCCACAACCATATTCTGAAATCCAAATGTTTTTTTTTACAAACATTCTAAATATTTTTCTTATAATATTACAATCATCTAAATATAATGTCCATTTTTTATAATTTAATTTATACGAATGAACGTTAACCTGATTTATTAATTTTTTTGGAGACCATAATTCCCATAATAAAGCAAATCCAACAGAAAATGAATCAGAACTTGATATATTAATATTGTTATTTATGGCTTTTAACTTTTTAATAATTTTTCTTCTAGAAAACCAACTAAAATAACATCCTTCTTGTGTTCTATTATATGTCCAAAATGGATTACTAGGTTCATTAAATGGATCTATAGAACACACAGGAAATAATTTTATAAAATAATTATAGACGTCACTTAAAAATTGTGCATATTCTGTGTAATTTTCACTAGAGAGATTTGAAATACCAGGACGATCACAATATGTTTTTTTATTTTTAGTCATCCACCAAGGAGGACTATTTACAAAAAGTTCTACAGTATCAACACCACGTTTAATAGATTCTGACAAAATGTCTATTTGAATCTTATCATTTTTTAAATCGATATATTTTGAACCGTTATCTTTTAAACAAGCTACCATACCTCCTCGTCTCATATGTAAATCTGGATTGTTAGAATCAGTCCCACCACCGATATTATAACGTACTATATTAAGTCCTAAGTTAGCCTTATCAAAAAGAAGGTCGCATATTAAATTTTTAGTAAAGTCATCGTAATCAATGTTTGCCCACCAAGCTAAACTAGTACCCCAACCTCTAAATGTCATTAATGTTATATGTATATTTTTTTATTATGCCAAACGTAATTAATTTAATTACGTACATAAAAGTTAATTTATTTATTTAATTAAATTAATTAAAAAATGGGAATATATTACGGAGGAGACAAATCTTCTTTTACATCTACATTAGATATAAAACCTAAAACTTTTTTTAATAATGATTTAAATTTAGATATGTCAGTGTCTGATTTTATACGTGTTTGCAATGTATTAGATGTTAAAAAAAAGGATACAATTGCAGCAATAATTATTCAAAAGTGGTGGAGAAATATACAAAGCAAAAAACATACAAATGCAGCAATAATTATTCAAAAGTGGTGGAGAAATAATAAAAATAAATTACAAAATAAAACGAAAAATAAGGAAATATTTTCTATATGGAATTTGTTATGGTTTTTATAGTAATAAATATTAAATAAATAAAATTTTGTTTTTATTTATGTAATAATAAGAAATATTGTGTTTACCATTTTACCATTTGTGTTTTTTATAAACGGTGTATAATTTTTCTTCAAATTCATTTACAAACTCGTTGTAATTACAAATAGGACTATTAACAAAAGATTGTCTTACATCAGCTTTTAAATTGTGTAGTTTATCTAAATTTTTAGAGAAATATACAGCTTTATTAATATATTCTTCTTGAGATGTCGTGATGTATTCATCTAATCCACAATTTTTCATAAGTGATGTTGTAACATTTTGTGAATGATAATGTCTAACATTATCGAAAATAGTTAATACAGGTACACCCATCATTAAACTTTCACAACTTGTAGTTGTTCCTGAATAAGGAAATGAGTCTAAAGCAATATCTATTTTATTATAATCTGGAAGATGTTCTGTGTAAGTATCAGAATATGGTAAGATTATAACTCTATCTAAGACAGATTTATCTTTAAATGTATCTAAAAATTGTTTTCTTAATTTTGGTGTTAAAAATTCTTTAGTTTTAATAACAAATCTGGCATTAGGAATAGCTTTAAGAATTTTTTCCCAAACACCTATAACCATTGAATTAATTTTATTATATCTATTAAATGTTCCAAATGTAATGTAACCATTCTTAACAAGTGGTTGTTCAGTAAGTTCTGGAATGTTTTCAATACCCATACTTGGAGTATATGCTAAAAATGTTTTATCCATAAAAATAAACTTTTCTTGATAATATTTTTGTGATCGTTCACTATCACAATATTTATCTGTAATTCTATAATCCATTGATCGAATACCACTAGAATTTGGGTATCCACAATAACTAATTTGAATTGGTGCTGGTTTTAAAACAAATGTGTCTAATCTATTATCACCAGTATGTGCAGACATATCAAACAAAATATCAATGTTGTCCTTTTGAATACGCTTTTTAAAATCTTCATTTGATAAGTTTTTAACAACAGCCCAATTGCATTTTGGAAACATACCTTTTAATTCTACTATTTTAACTGAATAACATGTAACATTAAATAAATCATAATTAATGTATTTCAAAATACTATGAAGGAAATATGCAACAGGATGACAAATAAAATCTCCAGAAACAAATCCTATATTAATTTTGACATTTGATTTAATTAAATCTGTTCTAGATTTAGAGTTTAATATTTCCGTTTTAACTTTATAATCTGGGCAACCTACACGATAATCATCTATTACAACAGGATAAATTTTGTTAATTGCTTTATGAATTCTTGCAATATACATTGGATCTTCAATTAAATGAGAAATATAATTAGAATCTAGTAATTTATTTTGATAAGCTAAAGATAATCTCGGTTTATATTTTAAAGCTTGATTATATCCTTCAATTGCACCAATAAAATCACATTCATAACATTTTGCAAGACCCATATTCATATACATACTTGCTATAAGCATATCTTTATCAACAGAAATATGAGCTCTTTTATAATTTTCAATACCTCTCATATAATGTTCTATAGCTTTATCTGTGAATCTTAATTCTGTATAAACAACACCAATTTGATTATTAACATCTGGATCTAAAGGATCAATATCATATGCTAAATTAAAATAATAAAGTGCTGTGTTTCTATCTTGAATTGTAAAATAAACACTTCCAATACCATTTAAACATTTTACTTTAAATTGTTTTAAAACACTTGATACTTGATCATCTTCTTTTTTATTTTCCAATTTACAATTTGCTAATAATAAATCAAGGATGCCTATAGCTAATTTATAATGATATACACTACTATCTAATTTATTATTTCTATGATACATAAATCCAAGATTATAATGTAATTGATAATCACAAGGATCAACTACCAAAATTTGATTAAGAAGAGCAATATTTTCTTCAGCATTAGGGTTAAAAATAGTTAAATACAAGAATACTAATTTAAATAATTCCTTTGCACTTTTATGAAATGGTTCTAAATTTAAAGTTTTTCTTAAATGAGCAATGACAATATATAATGTATTTTTTTCATTTGTATTAAAATTACTTCTATTATTATAAAGACCTACTGTTCTTGTTAATAATTCTGCACTAATATAATATGTAGTTTTAATTTCTTCTTTATATCTATCTATAACAAAAGGATTTAATTCATCTAAATATTTTATTAAAACATTACATCTTTTAATACATTCTATATACTTATCATTATCTATTCGTTTTTCATTTGTTAATATTTGTTGAGCACTTTCATAAAGTTGTTTTAAATCTTTATTTTCAGATAAATATGTTTCAATATCATTTACAGTTTGTAAAAATGTAGAATTATTTGTTTCAGTTGATGTCATTTTAATTAACTTTAGTTTAAAAAATATTTTTTTTAACGTAATTACTTTTATAAAAAGTAATATCAAAAAGGGCTCGCGCCTGCAACGTCGTTGGTTGCGTTATTATTTAAAAAATGAATTTAAATACAAGTTTTATTATATATACATGAGTAATAGAGACTTAAAATGGTATCGTAATAGAGTTAAGATATTACTTGCTAAGCCTCAGCCCCCCCAGCGCTCCGCGGAATGGTTTAAATCTAGAAATACTAGAATAACAGCAAGTGAGGCGGCTAGTTGTTTATATAAATCTAAATCTACTTGTGAAGCATATGTTAACGAATTCGATATTCCGAATTTTAAATACAAAGATACAGAACAATTAAATCATTATGAAACACGAGAAGATTATATTATAAAGAAATGTGCTGCATTTAATGGTGAAAATGTATTTAAGGATTCTATATATACTTTATGGGGGAAAAAATATGAAGAAGTTGCAAATAGATTATATTGTCAATTAAATAATACAACTGTTATAGAATTTGGATTAGTATCTCATCCTAGATTAAAATGGCTTGCTGCTAGTCCAGATGGTATAACACCAGATGGTATAATGTTGGAAATAAAATGCCCAAAAAGTAGAAAAATAGACGAAACATGTATACCTATTCAATACTATATACAGACACAGATACAAATGGAAACGTGTGACTTGGATTTTTGTGATTTTTTCGAGTGTGAAATAGATGAATTAGAAACAGAACAGCAATTTATTGATCAATCAGTAGATCCAAATTATCAGGCAAAAGGTATTATTTTTCAAATAAAAGATTCTGGACCAGATCCTAAATTCATTTATCCTCCGTTAGAAATAACGACAACAGAAAGTTATATTAAATGGAAAAATGATTTACTTGTTGAAAGAAATGAAATCTTTCCTATTTATTTTTTTGTAAAAAAATATTATAATCAAAGAATTACGAGAAGTAAACAGTGGTTTGCAAATGTAAAAGATGAAATTAAAAGAACATGGGACTTAGTTAGAAGATTACAAGAAGACAAAACGGAATTTGAAAAATATAAAGATTCTATTCACATGATAAAAAGTAAAAAATTTTATGAAAAATATCATCAGACTGAATGTGAAATATATGATGACGATTCTACTTATATATTTAACGAAGAATCTACGTCAATTGAAATGGACATAGAAGACACTGAAAACATAAAAATAAATGAAACAGTTTGTTTGATTGATTAATTTAATTATATTTATTTTATAGGTATAATTATATGATAAGTATTAAATTATTTAATGAAGCTCAGAAAAAAAGACGTCAAACTTTATACGAATTAATATTTAATAAAAAAGTCACGTTATCATCAATTAAAAAACAATTAATTGTATTTTTAGAAAAATCAAAAGACAAAAACATTAAACGAAAAATTAAAAATGATTTAGAATTTTTAAATCATCAGTTTACATTTAGGAAACAGAGTTCTGTTAAAAAAAGGAGTCTTGGTAAACGTAAAAGTTCTTTAAAAAAACTATCTGGTGGATTTAAGTTTCCAAGAAAATGGAGTAAAAGTTATTGTAAAAAAATGTCATGTAAAAAAATGGGATTTTCACAGCGTTCTAGTTGTAGACCATATAAAAATTGTTACAAGTAAGTAATAAAAAAAAAAATTATATTATATATTATTAAGATAGATAATATAATGGAAACACCAAGATTTTATATTAATCCTTTAACAGGTAGAATGATAAAATCTACAGCTAAAATTTTTAAAAAGTTAAAACGGGAAAAATATGTTATAGATAAACATAAATGTTTATATAATATTAAATCTGCTGAAAGATGTTTTAATAAATTATTTAAATTATATCCTGATATAGTTTATCCATCATCTAATTTTATAGATATACCAAAAACATATAAAAGAGGTTCAATAAGAGCTTTTATTGGTGATAAAAAAAAGTTAAATGGATATATAGATAAAACTGGTAAAAAATATAAATTACAAAAAAATATAAAAAATATTAAACGAGTTCCAATTGTAAAGGACTTGAATGATAATCTTAAAAATATAGTTGATAAGTTACCAGAAATTGATAATTTACAACAGAAAATAGTAGAAGATCAAATAAAATATGACAAACCAATAAAACGTATAGATGATATTAATATTATTTTTAATCCATTACAAAATGATTTTGTATCTGTTAATAAAAAAATAAACAAAGAAGAAATACAAAATATATTAGAAATAGTTAATGGAGAATTAATCCCTAAAAAATTAATACCTATTAGTAAAGATTTTGATTATGCTGGAATTATAAAAGACAATGAAAATATATATGGATTAGTAGATACATCAAATCAAATTAAACGTTTTGATAAACCAGTAAAAATTAAATATAAAGAACAAAAACGTGATATAGAAAAATCAGATACAATATCTATTCCAGAAAGTTTATTAAAAACTCAAGAATCAGAATCAGATATAATATCACCTTTATCAGATGTTACTTTATCAGATGTTACTTTATCAGATGTTACTTTATCGGAGCCTACCTCTACACCTAGTCTATCAGAGCCTACACCTACTCTAGTAGAGCCTACATCTACGCCTAGTCTATCACCTACTTTATCAGATGTTACTCTATCAGAGCCTACACCTACACCTACTTTAGTAGATGTTACTCTATCAGAGCCTACACTTACACCTACTTTAGTAGAGGCGAGTCCTATTTTGTCAGATGCTACTTTAGTAGAAAATGAAATAGAGAATGAATATATAGAAAGTTTACCAGAGGTTGAATTTATAAAAACGGGTGATATTAAAATAATGGAGGATAAATTAGTTGAATCTCCAATTGTAGAAAGTGAAGTTGTAATTAAACAAATTAAATGTTTAGATGGATCTCAATGGGATATTAATGAGAATAGGTGTATTTCTTGTGATAAATATGGTTTAGTTTGGGATGCAGAATATCGATCTTGTAAAATTATGTTAAAAGATACTATAAAGAAAATAATAAAAACGGGTGATGAAATTGATTCAGTTAGGATAGGATTAAAAATAGTAACTGATAATAAAGATAAAATTTTGGGGTATTTAGAATAAATTTTTTTAAAAGTTTATTATAAGTAAAATGGATTCTAAATCTATTGTAGAATATATAAAAAAAAATTATCCCAAGATTGTATTTGAACCAATACAATTTGAAAAGTCATTAAATAGGGCTTTAGGATTTATAATTACAGATGATAAATTAGTAATAGGTTTTATTAATAAAAATGGAGTGATGTGCAAATTAATAAAGCCAATTGATTTAAATAATTTATCAAATACAACTTTTATAAAATTGATAGAATCTTTACCATTTTTAAAAGGGTTTACAGAAAAAGATAAGGACAGAATACTTAGAATATTTTCAAATAAAAATGAAGAAAAAGAAAGTGATGTTAAAGAAAAACAAAGTGATGTTAAAGAAAAAGAAAGTGATGTTAAAGTAGAAATAAATAGAGTTTCAGAAGATGAGCGTAATTTAATTATTAAGGACTTGAATAAAACGATAAAACAATTAGAATCGAATTTAAAAACAAAGCAAGATGAGTATGATGTTTATTTTGATAGTCAAACTAATAAAGTATTATTAATAGAAAAAGAGTATCAAAAAAAGTTAGATGAAATTAAGGCGCAATATGAGGAACAATTATCAAATGTGCAACAGTGTAAAATGCAATTGGTTGATCAGAATCAAAGTATAATTGCTGGTATAAATAAATATAAGGAAGAAATGAAGAGTTATATTAAAGGTAAGGAGATGGAAGTAGATGATTTAAAAAAAATTTATGATAAAAGTGTTGAGGAAAGAACGATATTGCAGGATAAATTAAACATGTTAATGGAAAATGAAAAGGATAGATTACAACAATTAGAAAAAAATAAAGATTTAATATCAGAAAGTGATGTAAAAATAAATGAAAGAGAATCTGAAATAAATAAATTAAAGGAAAATATAAGGAATATTAATGATGAATTAGAAGATTTAAAAAGATCATTAAGTAAATCAGAAATGAAGGCTGTGTTATTAAGTGGATACAAACAAAGATGTAGAGACAAAATTTTAAAAGAAAAACAGGAAATTATAAATGCTATAAAGGATTACAATGAAAAATGGTTAAGTTGGTCTGGAAATGTTAAATCTAATGTGAATGATTATAAAATAAAAATATTATCAGAGTTGAAAATAGTTAAAAAGAATTTAGAAGAATCTTTTATAAAAAGTGATTTAGATGATAAAGAAATTAAAAGGTTAAAACAAAATATGTTTGATATTGAAAATGAGTTAAAGACGACGATTAGTAATCAATTATCTGAATTGTCAACAAAAGAAGAAATTATAAAACGTTTGGAACAAGAACGAATAGAACATGAAAAAGAATTATCTGACGCAAAATCGCGTTTAGAATCTGAAATAAAAAGTCAAAAAGAAACGATAGATACAAATGAAGAAACTACAAATGAAAATAAGAAGACGATAGCTGAATTAAGAGATGAATTAGAAAAATTGAGAGTATTATTACAGGAAAATAGTGGTGTCAAGATAGAAAAGATTGTAGATTATGATAATTGTTATTCTATAGTTAAAAATTTTATAGCATTAAACAATGTATTTTATAGAAAATTAGAAATTATAGAAAGGTTAAAGGATATTATAAATAATAATATAGGTGTATTTACACATTTAAATGATTCTATAAAACAAAGGATAAAAACAGATTTTGAAAAGGTTCGTGATGAAATTTTGGTTCATATTAATTTTTTAAATTTATCAGAATATATGAGTAGTCCAAATATTGAGTATTTAAAAAATAAAGCAACTAGAGAATATGTACCTGAAAATTTTTGTAAAGAATTAACTAATTTACTTGATTATTGGAATTTAAATCAAAAGAAATATAAAGATCAAGACACTTTATTAACAAATATATATGAAGATTTATCTGGTGCTGTACGTGTTTATGTGCGTATAAAACCGTTAGGAGGAGATGAACAAAAAATAAATACAATATTAATAGAACAAATAGATAATAAAAAACAAAAATTATTAACTATAGGATGTGTAGATTCTGTTAAAAAAACATTTGGAGAATTTTATGGAATATATGAAGATACATTTACTAATTTGGATGTTTATACTGGGCAATTAGATTCAACTAAATATAATACTTCAAAAACCAAAGTTGATTTAGAATCAATTGTAGAGTCATCGGAAACTATAAGTCCAGGGTTATATTCGTCTTTTAAACAGGTGGAAAATGGATATTCTATTATTTTATTTGGATATGGTATAAGTGGTACAGGAAAAACAAGAACTTTATTGGGAACAAAAGGTATTCCAGGAGTATTACATTATGGGTTAGATAATTTACAAAATGTAAGTAATATTAAATTAAAATATTTATTTGAACAATATTCGAATCTTGTCAATATTAATTTTAATAAAATGACTGGTAAAATATATAATTTAATAAATAAATTACCACAATTAAAAGATTTTTCAAAAGACGAAACAGAAACGTTTAAAAAAGAAATTCCTAGTTATATTGATATCAATAATTTAAAAATAGAAGATATTTATTCTTTAACAGATATAATAGAGGCTTATCGTAAAAATAATAATCGTATTAAATCTACACCGAATAATCCTGTTTCTAGTAGATCACATTTATATTTAGTATTTGAAATTACATTTACCAATGGGAAAACTGGATTTATAACAATCGTTGATATGGCTGGTAAAGAATCACCATTAGATTTATTTAATATATTTATAGATACAACTAAAACAAAATTAGCAAGTATAATGGCTCCGGCTCCTGTAGGTGGTGAAGAAAAAATAAGTATAACTATGCGTCAAGATTTAATAAGTAGTTATTCTCCAAAATCTATTTTTGAGATAATAAAAGAAAGTTTTTATATTAATGAAAGTATTAATCATTTAATTTATTATTTTAATAAAAAAAATTATCGTCAATATCCAGTTAATTTACAATCACAAAATTCAGAAAGATATGATACTTCTAAATATTATATTAAACCACAAGAAGAAGAAAAAAATATAAATACAAGTAATAATTGTTTGATGATACCTATTTTAAAATTCTTAGATAATTTATCAAATAAAAATAAACAACAAGATGAATGGTTACCAACTAAATTTATTACAATTTGTAATATTAGACAAGAAGAATCATATTGTGAACAAACATTTAAAACATTAGAATTTGCACAATCAATTAAATCAACGTAAATAATTAATTGAATTTAAAAAATATTTAATAAATAATTTATTATATTATATTATTTATGAAAATTGAAAAGATTGATATAGATGACAAACAGTATGAAATTATTATAGGTCAAAATCAATTAGAAAATGATGAAATTATTAAACGTTCAAATCAAAATGATATATGGTTTCATTTAGATAAAAAGAGTGGTCCACATATTATTTTAAAATCAAATGGTGATATTATATCTAAAAGACATTTAAATTATATAGGAACATTATTTACAACTTATAAAAATAAATTACCAAATAATTATACTGTGATTTATACGGATATAAAAAATGTAAAATTAACAACGCAACCTGGAAAGGTAATTGTATCAAAAACTAAAAAAATACATTATTAAAAAAAAAATTGAATTAGTGTTAAAATATATTTTATTTTAAATAAAATGATTTCATTTATTAATCATACTGTAAGAGATGAATTAAAAACGATTAAACATGTAATTTTCAAAAATGATAATAATTATTATAGTATAACAAAATTAGTAGATAAATTATGTCAAGATAGTTTATATAGTTATAAATATGGATCAAATTGGATAGAAGAATATATTACAAATTACAGAATTAATAAATTAAATAAATTTATTTCAAAGAAATATAAAATTGTGATTTTTTAATATATAATATTTATTTGAACAATATTATAATATTGTTCAAATTAATTTTAATATATTTAGTAATAAGTAAATTCCATAGTTAGATTTCCATTTTCTATAATAATTATATTATATGATCTAACAAATGTATATAAATAGCAATCTACATTACCAGTATGCATAGTTAAAGATAAAGTGACATCATTAAATCTAGATAAATTAATAGATCCAGTTGGCTGATTATCTTCGGGATTAATACAAAATGGCATTGTATAAATATATTTCATTGGTATTACAGAATGAATTGAATTTGGGAAAATTGTTCTATAATAAAATTCAGGTAAATTATCAAAACGAGGTCTTCCATCTAATAATAAAGATGCTCGTTTAACTAGTGGTGTTTCAGATGGTGATTTTGAGTAAGAAAAATAATTATTTGTGTCAATATTTTGTTTTTCTGCACAAAAAAATATAATTTCTTTACAAGGATGATTAAATTTAAGTGAACTATTATGTAAAATTGTATTTGCGGATATTAATTCATCTCCATTATATTGTACTTGATCTACTATAAACATGTGTTTTTGTTGTTGAAATTGTTTTAAAATTACGTCATCTAAAAATATATATTCAGCAAATAGATTTGATTCTATTGCTGATACAGAATTAGGTTCTAAACCATCATAATTTATACATTCAGAAAAATTTTTTAAAGTAAAATTAACTTTAATTTCTTGATTATACATACTTAATAATGGTAATGCCATATTATATTGCTTTGTAAACCAAAAATCTAATGGTATAATTAAATCTAATTCTTTTTCAGCATTATAAAAGTTAGAAGCATATGTATCAGATTTTAAAATCATTAAATTTTTACCTAATTGTTTATTTGCATTTGTTAAATCATCCCATGCATTTATAAATTGTGGATAGATTCTATCTACTGTTGAACCATTAATTTGTAATTCTATAGGATCTTTAAAAATAGCATATCCTAAAGTATCACACCAACTGGCATATTCACCCCCATTTTTTGTTAAAGCAGGTAATTTAATATGTAAATATAATTTAGACAGTAAATGACCACGTTTAGGTATTATACAACTTACTTTTTGATCAAATGTTGCTACATTATTCATTTGTAAATTAACTGTTTCTGTTGCAAAATTAATATATCTATAATAATTGTATTTAAAAACGTTAATTTGAGGATCTTTTGTTAAATAAACATCTTGAAGTCCTAAAGCTTGTAATTGAAGAATACTAGGTGACATATTATTCTATATATTAATAAAACGTAATAAAAAAAAAGTACAAAACAAACAGGTAAAAAAAAATTGATTAATATTAATATTTTTATTTTTAAAAATGAAATTAATTAGAAAACTATTTCTTGCAAGTATAATTTTATCAATTTGTTCAATAGCTGGTGTATCAGTTTGGGCTGATTCAAATGATGTTTTTACTTTAACTAATTCTTATGTTTTTTATTGGTTTGTTTCGATTACATCTTTTTTATTTAGTTTATCAGCATATTTTTTAATGTATGAGAAAAATATGATTAATTATACTAAACAAAACATAAAATTATCAAATTTACATATGTATACAGTTAGTATTTTTGGAACTATTTACATAATTTTTTGGTTAGGTGCATCTGCTAGTGTAGCGAGTGATTTAAGATATTGTCTTTCTATTAAAAATAATTTTAAAAATGCTTATTATTATTTTAATATTTTATATAATTATAATTATAACTGTAACGGAGAAATTGTTTCAACTGTTTTTGGATTTTTTAATTTTATTTTATGGTGTGTAATCGTGTATTATTCTGGATCTTTTTGGTATTCAGTTTATAAAAAATCTACAAATAATGATATAGAACTTCATCAAAATATTGAATCATTAGATATTAATTATGTGATACAACCAGTTCTAGAAACAAAAACAGACACTGAAGAATCACAACCAGATCTAGAAACAAAAATAGATACAGAAGAATTTCCATCAGTTATGAATATAGCTCCAGAAACGTTTACACAAGAAGTTATGGAATCATTTCCAATAATATCTGAAAAAAAATAACAAATTAAATATTTAAAAATAAATTAATTTAAATTTAATTTAATTTATTTAATTATGATTATGACAAATAAGTTATTTTTAAAAAGAATATCAAAAGAAATTTTAATGTATAAAAAAGATAATTTTAAATTCCCTAATTTAATTTTAAGATATAAAGAAGATGATTTATTAAAGTGGTATTTTATTGTATATGATTTAAAAGAAACAGTATTTGAAAATGGAGTTTATTTTGGAAAAATTACATTACCAAATGAATATCCATTGAGGCCGCCTGATTTTATATTTATAACACCTAATGGAAGATTTCAAACAGAAAAAAAAATATGTACAACATTTTCATCATATCATCAAGAAACATATACAAGTACATGGAATATAATGACAATGATGGAAGGTATGATATCTTTTATGACAGATAGAAATCCAGATATAGGATTGGGTTCAATGGAAACAACAATACAAGATAAAAAAGATTTAGCAAATAATTCTTTGACATGGAATTTAGAAAATCATGAATTTATAAAAATATTTCCTGATATACATGAATTAATTAAAAATAATTTGGATTAGTATGATTTAATCCAAAATTAAGTTCTGAGAATTTTTGTTCTAATTCAGTAATAAGATTATCTGGCCACATAGGAATAATTGGATTTTTAGCATACCCCGATGATAATTGAGTTTTTGTTATTCTATTATTTAAACAATTAAAATAATTATCATTATAATAAGGTGTATTAGAAGAATATTCGTTTATAAAATTTAAATTATTACATTGATTGTAAATATTATCAATATTTGATTGAGTAGTATTAGTTTTTATATTACCAGTTTGTATAATGTCAGTTTGTGTTGAGGTTGAGGTTGATAGTACTTTAATATTATCTAAAATTTTAATTTTAGTTAAAATATATATTATATCTTTTCTAATTTCAATAGAAGACCATACCCATCCCTTATTTTTAAATTCTGAATCGTAATAAATTTCACAATATTCATTAAATATATTATATTTTATTTTGTTTTGATTTTCATTGGGTAATTGACTTTTTAAAAATTTTATGCAATTTTCAAAATAAAATGTTTCATTAGGTTTTATATTGTAAATAAATTCTTCGTTTTTTAATATATCTTTGACGTGAATAAGATACATATATATCTTATAAATATAAAATAATTTATATAATTTTACTAAAATTATTTATATAATTTTACTAAAATAATTTATATAATTTTACTAAAATTATTTATATAATTTTACTAAAATAATTTATTTATAAATTTATTAAAAAAATTTATAAATTGGTAGTTATCTAAAAAAAATTGAATACAAACTTTTAAATTTAATAATTACAGATGTTTTCAAAATATATTTTGCAATTTACAAAAAATGTTGATCAAAAACAAACACATTTATCGTTTAATAAAGGTAAATATAATGTACCAGATGAAAAATTTGAAGAATTTTATAAAAATTATTATCGAATAATAACTAATGAAAGTGATGTTGAGAGAAAATCATTATATTTAATTGAAAAAGTGTATAATTCTAATTTTGCATATTTTCTTGATTTAGATATAAAAAATAGAGATGTAGATGATGAGGATATATTAGATGTAATAGAAGTAGTACAAACAAATATTTCTAAAATGTTTAAAACGGTTGAAGATAAAAATATATGTGAATATATTGTATCAAAAAGAGTTACAGAAACTGGTTCGAATTATCATATTAATTTTTATAATTTAATAGTTAATAATGTAATAGGTAAAAAATTAACTTTAAAAATTTTGGAAAATAAGTCTTTATTATCAGGTGATATAAAATCAAGTATTGATCTTTCTGTTTATAGAACAGGTCTTCGTTTGTTAGGATCAAGAAAAGATATAAAAAACAAAGACAACTTAGATTATATAAGTGATATTTATAGAATATATAATTTAGAAAATCAAAAATTTATTGAATTAAAAGATACAACATATGAACAATTTTTAAAGACAATTGTTAAAAGAAAACTAACTACACAAATTACAGAAGTAATTGAAGATAAAATTAAGATAAAAGATGAAGAGACAGTTAAAAAACAGAATATTCCAGTAAAAGGTATAAACAATGATAAAATCGTATTTGAATTAACAAAATTATTAAATACATTAAAATTGACAAATGAAATACTACAAGATTTTGATGTTTCTATACAGAGAATTTATGCATCACAAAACAAAATGGGACTATTTTGTTATTATGTATCAATTAATGGAAAGTATTGTCCATTTAAAACAAGAGAACATAGTAGACCACAAAGTCCAATTTATTTTGAGATTAGTACATCTGGAATTTATTTAAAATGTTATGATGAGGAATGTCTTAGAAGACGTTTTCCTGAAGAAGGGCTGTCTTTACCAGAAAATTTTGAAAAAGATTATTCACAAGTATATTTAAGCATGACTACAAAATATTGGCATTCAGATATAACAATAACAGATGAAATTAGACATTATTTAGAATCTAGTTTAAGTGGGTCTCATTATTCTATTGCAAAAGCTGTTTTTAGTATTTATAAAGATCGTTTTAGAGTTGATGATATTAAAAATACAGAGTGGTATGAATTTAATAATATTAGATGGAAACGTAGTCATTTGATGAATATTTTAATTTCTGAAGAATTACCAAAATATTATAGAGCGATAAAAATAAGTGATACATCTATTCAAACAAAAGATTTACAAGATTTTTTAGTTAATAATGATCGTATAGATGCTAATTTAAGAAATCAAATGGTTGATAATATTATTTCAAAACTAGAAAATGTAAGTTTTAAAAATAATATCATTTCACAAATTGTATATTTATTTAAAACTCACGATCAAGAATTTTATAATAATTTAGATTCAAAAACATTTTTAATTGGTTTTAAAAATGGTGTTTATGATTTACGTGAACGTGAATTTAGAAAGGGATCTCAAGAAGATTATATTACATTTTCTACTGGGTATGATTGGATTGAATATGAAGAATCTAACCAAGAAATTCAAGATATTTATAAATTTTTAGGACAGATAATTCCAAATAAAAAGGTTTTAGAATATACATTAAAAGTACTTGGTAAAGCGTTAATTGGTATTCCAGAAGAAAGATTTTATATTTGGACAGGATTGTCTGGTGCAAATGGTAAATCAACTTTAATTAATTTCTTGGAAAATACTTTAGGTGATTATATTACATCAGTTGATGTATCTCTTTTAACAAATAAACGTGGCAATGCAAGTAATGCATCACCAGATGTAGCTAGATTACGAGGTAAACGTATTTTTACATTTCAAGAACCAGAACATGATGATAAACTTAGAACGGGTATTTTAAAACAATATACTGGAGGTGATACAATTATTGCAAGAGAATTATTTAAAGCACCTATTTCATTTAAATCTCAAGGAACTATGATTATGTGTTGTAATGATTTACCCGCCGTAACAAGTTGTGATTCTGGTACTTGGAGAAGAATTCGTGTAGTAGAATTTAAAAGTAGATTTTGTGATAACCCAATTAAAGAAAATGAATTTAAGATAGATCCAACAATTAGACATAAAATTAAAGAATGGAGACCATATTTTATGAGTATTTTAATACATTGGTATTATAAATTCATAGAACAAGGGATGAATGAACCAGATGAAGTTAAACAGGCTACAGCAAAATATAAAGTTGATAATGACAAATTTAATGAATTCTTTGATGCAGTTTTAGAAGAGTCTAAAGATAACTTTGAATCAAATAAAAACATATATAGTAATTTCTCATCGTGGTGGTCTAATAATTATCCAAATTCTAAAGTTCCAGAAATTAGAGACTTGCGTAGGGCGATGAAAATTAAATACGGTGATGAAAAAGAAGTATTGGTACATGGAACTATAAATTATGGCTTTAATATTAAACTAAAACAAGTATTAATTGACGATGACGTATACAGTGACGTATAATATATTTTTAATTAATGTTAATTTATTATTATATTATTTTTATAAGATAATAATAATATGGAAAGTAAAAGTAATTCAAGTTGTAGTATAAAAGTAAAAAATAAATGTATTAATGATACATATTATTGGGAACCAGTTAGTGAAAAGTGGAGATCAAAATTGGGTTCTGTAAATTTTATGATTAAAAATTGTTTAGGTGATGGAAATTGTCAATTTAGATCAATTGAAACAGCATTGACTCAAGGTGGATATCGATCTACCCATGAAAAATTAAGAAGGCTACTTGCAAAATATATATTATCAATAGATAATAAAGTTTTTATAGATATAATAAAAACATATCAAATAGAAAAAGAAAATGGAGAATTCGTAGGCAATTGGGATCCTATGACAATAAAAAACAAACGGGATTTTATAAAAATTATAAAACGTCCTGGTTTTGATTTCCAAGGTGATTTTATATCATTGGAATTAATATCTAGAGCTATTGGTATAGATATTATAATTTTTACTAATGATTTAGATATTATAAATTTATCTGATCCTGATAATTTACAAAATAAAATAATAATTTTATATTATGATAAAGATGCTCAACATTATAAAACAATTGGTTTAAAAAAAAAAGAAGATAAATTTGAAACTATTTTTAAGCGTTCTAAGTTACCAGAAGAAATTAATAGAATTTTAGATAAACATTCGTTTTTATATTTCCATATAGAAAATATATGTAACGACGACCCACAAAAATGTGGAAAGTCAAATCTTCATTTAAACTATATTTTAAATAAATTAGAAGAACGTTTAGGTGTTAAGATATCCAGAAATGACAAAAAAAATGTTATGGAAATTATAATGAAAATGAAAATGAATTTATGATTACTTTTTAGAGACAAGAAGAATGGTCTAAATATGTAAAAAATTAAAAAATAATAATTAAATAAGTGTATTATACACTTATTTTCATTAAAGTTTTCTTTTACCACTTTTCTTTTTAGGACTTTTTCTTTTTGGTGATAATCTATATTGCCTCATAATATAATCTAAATCTCGTTTAACTCGTTTTGATGTTTCTGGATGTTTTCTTTTATTATATATTACTAGTACATTTAATCGTTTAATAATTTCTGAAAAAGTAGCTCTTTTTGAACGTATTAAACTTTGTAATAAACTTCTTCTATCTCTAGCCAGACTATCTACATGATAACCAAATAGTTTTCCTTTAGTTACAGGAATTCTAACTTTTGATTTAGATTTCCTTTTAGTTTTTTTTTTAGATTGTTTTTTTGACATTGAACGTTTTTTATAAGATGTACGCATTTTGTATTTTGTGTTATAAATATAAATAATAAAAAAATATATAGATAAATTAATAATAAAAAAAATATTATGTAATATTATATACTATGACAACTATTACTATAGAACAATTAATCATGTTAGTTGCAATATTTTTCATTATTTATTTTGTATTAAACATTAAAGAAACATTTGAACTATTAAATTCTGATAATAAAGAATCTAAACCTAAATCTAAACCTAAATCAGAGTGTTCTGAAACCGCAATAAACGATGGATATACTGATTATATTTTTGGTGGAGTTAAATTTATACGTTAAATTTAAATTTAAAAACAAAGATTTTATTATAATAAATGTCTTTTGCATTTTTAAATATAATTGGATATGGATATGTCGGTGGTGGATTAGGTCATTTATGTAAAAGTAACAATGTTCAATTTTGTACATATGATGTTGTACAAAAGGATGAATTGATGGCAATAATGAATACAGATGATTTAGAAAAATTAGTAGAACATTCTGAGTTATATAATGAAGACAATGTATATACGATTTGTGTACCAACTCCATCAGGTACTACAGGTGAATGTGACATTAGTATAGTTGAAAGTGTAATTGAAAAATTATATAAAACTGTAAAATCTAAATCTAATATAGTAATAATTAAATCAACTATTCAACCTGGTACAACACGTATGTTAATGAATAAATTTCAAGATAAATTGGAAATTGTATTTTGTCCTGAATTTTTAAAGGAACATACTTATAAAGAAGATATGTATAATGCAGAATTTTGTTTAGTAGGTAGTGATAATAACAATACAAAGGCGTCAGATGTAATGCGAACACTTTATAAACACAAAGCGATTGACGTTATATGCAGATCACCTGAGGAATGTGAGTTATTTAAATATACAGTTAATGTATTTTTAGCAGTAAAGGTTTGGTATTTTAATGAAATAAGTGAAATATGTGATAAATTTGGTGTAGAATATAAAGGTTTACAGTCCTTATTTAAATTAGAACCTAGAATAGGTGAATCACATACTGATGTACCAGGTCATGACAAATTAAGAGGTTTTGGTGGAAAGTGTCTTCCAAAAGAAACTTTAGCATTAAAATATTTACAAGAAAAATTAGGTATTCCAAATCAAGTTTTAGATAATATTATTAGTAGAAATAATAAATTAAGATATAATAAGGATTAAATAGTATTTTTATTTAAATAATAGTATATATATATTATTTAAATGAAATTAAAGTCATATGAAATATTAGATGAAACTATTAATTTAGTTTTTGACAAACAGTTCAAACAAATAAAATATTTAAAATTTACAAGTAAAAGTAATAAAACAGGAGAATTAGAATGTAATAAAACAGAAATAAAATTTACAAAACCAAAAGATTCAATTAATGTTTACAAAGAAAATTGTAGACTATTTATATTTTATATTAAAGAACTAGATTATAACAAATGTGATTATACCTATTATATTAATGTAAATGACAATGACAACAATGAAAATGTAAATGAAAATGACAATGGCAACAATGAAAATGTAAATGACAATGAAAATGTAAATGACAATGAGAGAATGGATATAGGTATAGGATTAAGTAAATTATTTAATGGATTTGAAGAAGAAAAAACAATTGAAAAAAAATGGCAATGTGTAATAAAAAATAGAAATATTTTTGCAAATATAAAAAGAAAAGCTAAACATGGAAACACAGAGGTTAATTAGGCGTATTAGAAATTTACCAATGAATTTAGAACGCGCTTATTTAAATGACATCGCTAGTATTATAGATAAAATATTAGAAGAATATGATATTTTTTATAAAGATACAGATGAAAAAGTTAAACGTGAAATTCTTTTAAATAAATTCAAAATAGATTTATTAGATAAACGAGAAGAAACAAATTTTTGTATAGGATTTTCTAAAAATGGAAATAAATGTATAAATAAAACATTTGAAGATTCACAGTATTGTAAAAGACATCATTATTTAACATTTCGTGATCAATTTAATGAAAAGGCTATTAAACAAGATATCCTTATTTTAAACAATAATGAAGAAACTAAAAATAATATAAATATAGAAGATTTAAAAACGAAAATGATAGATGATACATTTTATTATGTAGACAGTCATTTTATTTACGAACGAGATACATTAAAAAAAGTTGGTTATATAGAAAATGGCCAAGGTACAAAAAATTATGTTTTAACGGATGATCCTTTCATTTTAAGTGCGTAAGAGATATTTTTATAAAATAATATATATATAATAATGAAGATTATATATATATTAACAAGTTTGTTAGGTATAAATTGTCATATTTCGATGATTAATCCACCATCAAGAAGAAATCAAGCTAGTTCGTATTATGTTTCACAAGGTTTGGTTAATTACAATCTACGTTCACCATTAAACGTTTCACCAGATTTTTTCACCTTTCCATGTAAAGGTTTTCCTCAAGGACCTTCTGTTAGTACATTTAATGGTAATAATATACAAGTAACTTTAGAAGGAACGGCTGTACATGGTGGTGGGCATTGTCAATTTGGAATTTCTTATGATGATTCTAATTTTATAGTTTTAAAAACAGTTTTAAATTCATGTTTATTAGATTCAATGACTTATGATTTTGATTTACCAGAAAACGCACCTGGTGGTAAAATGACAGTTTTTTGGACATGGGTTAATCGTGTAGGTAATAGAGAATATTATATGGAATGTACAGACGTTACTGTAAATAATGGAAATTCAGCAAATGATTTTGCAGAGTTAAAAGGAACTGAATTATTAGTTGTTAATTTACCAGGATATCCAACGATTGGTGAATGGAACCCATCAGATTCTCCTGAACAAGATGGAAGAACGTTATTTTATAATAGACGAGAAATAGTTCTTACAGTAAATAATAATGGAGAACGAGTACTTCCAGAAACAGTTGAACGTCCAGAACAACAAGAACGAGTTGAACGTCCAGAACAACAAGAAAGAGTTGATCAAGTACTTCCAGAACGAGTTGAAATTTTACCTGAATTAAATGGATGTAATTTAGGTGAAATGAAATGTAAAAATAGTGGTTTTGACATGTGTGTACATAATAATTGGGTATATAAAGAATGTGCACCTGGTACAAAATGTAAACAAAATGGTAATAGTATAATTTGTGATCATGTATAATTTAATCGAGATTTTTCAAATGTTTGTTTAAACAAATTTTGTATATTTTTAATGTATTCTTTTTGATCACAAACTTTTCCTGATAAAAATTTATTTTTGGTATTGTTTTTAAGATTATACCAAAAATCATCAGTTTCATTATTTATAGATTTAAGTCTATCAAATAATTCCTGTTTATTATTGAAGATATACTCTTGTAAATCACTAGACTTTAATATACTACATGTTACGTTTTGGGCATGGAAGTAGAATTCAGAATCATATAAACTAAAAACAGGAACGCCCATAAACAAGGCTTCGCAACTAGTTGTTGTTCCTGAATATGGGAATGTATCTATTGCCAAATCAATTTGATTATAAGTTAATAAATGTTCATTATGTGATATTGTACAATCTAATATAGTAATTCTTGATCGAACAGAACTATTAAACTTATTTAAAAATGTTTTTTGAACAGATTTATTAATTAAAGCTTTGGTTTTAAAAACAAAACGTATAGAACTAAACTTTAACATGATTTCATTGAATAATTTAATTACATTATCTGTAATTTTATTAACGCGGTTAAAACAACCTATTGTAATATATCGATTTGTTAAATAAGGTGTAGGTGTAATTTCCAATTTGAATTGTTTTGTAACAGGATTATTCATTGTTGTAATATTTGGGTCATAACATAGAAAAGAATTTTCAAGATACAACAACTTTTCAGTATAAAATTTTTGAGAAACTTCCTCATTATCACATGTTTTATCAGTAATTCTATAATCCATTTCGTTTAATCCTGTTGAATAAGGGTATCCAATATAAGTTATTTGAATAGGACTAGGTTTTAGAGCAAAAACATCTAAACGATTAAATGCAGTATGTCCAGATAAATCAAGTAAAATATGAATTTTATCATCGTAAACTATTTTTGCAATTTGTTTATTAGACATATTTTTAATTAATTTAAATGTGATATTATCATTATACAGTTTTGTATTAATAATACATTCAGAATAACATGTTATTGTAAATTCATCGTTATTATAATTTTTTAAAAGTGGACTAATAAAATAACTTACAGGGTGATCCATAAAATCTCCAGAAATAATTCCAATATTAATTTTTTTACTATTAAAAAAAGAAATATCAAATTTAAACATACCATTTCCCTTTTCATATATTTTGTTAACTAATTTATGTTGATTTAGTATATACATTTTATCTTGTAATTCATCAAAAATATAACTTAAATTCATAATTTTGTTTTGAAAAGGTAATGTAAATTTAGGACATACTTGTAAAGATTTATTATAACATTCTATTGATTTATTATTATTACCATTATATGAATGCATATGACCTAAATTTAAATATATTTCAGCTAAAAAGAATTTTGAATCATTAGATATAAATGTTTTCTCATAATGTTTTATAGCTTTGTTATATGCAATTTCTGCTAAATCTGTTCGTCTCATTTCTGTATAAACAACACCTAATTGATTTTGAATATCGGGGTCGGTATTATTTATAGCTTCTGATTTTAATAAATAATATAGTGATTGTGGCCATTGTTTAATAGACCTAAAAATATAAGAAATACCATTTAAACAATTTAAACGCAATCCTTCAGCTTCTTTTAGGTCTTCTTTTTTATTTAAATTTGCAAGGATTAAATTTAATGATAATTTATAATGTATTAAAGACATTTCTAACTTGTTTAATTTTTGAAAAATATGACCAATATTATAATGAATAGTTTCATTACCAGGTGAATATATCAAGGCTTCTTGTAAATAACTTAAAGATTTTTGCAAATCATTTTGTGAAAAAAAACAAAGATGTGTAAAAATACTTACTATTTGTTTTATAGCCATTTCATTTTCAAATGAAATTCGTAAAATATTATAAAAACAATTTAAGCTCGTTCTAAAATTATTTTCATGTTCTTTTGTTAAAATGTTATTGTTTTGTTTTAAAACATTTTCAGTTTGATTTTTATATAATGTTCCTAAATTAAAATACATTTCAATAAAAACATCTTTTGGAACTATAGGATTGCAGTCAATTAATAAATAATCTGTTATTTCTAAATGTTGTACAAAATTTTCTAATAATTTAATTGTTTGTTGTCTTTTGTTATCGATAAAATGTTGGTCTTTAGAATTAAGCATTTGATTTAATAAATTACTCATATTATTAAGTGTATTCTTGTAATTTTTTAAAATTTGTTCAGACATTATTAATAATATTAATAATTGTTTACTTTTAAATTTATTTATTTATTAATAATAATATGATTGACATTAACGCGTTCAAAAATTATGGAATAAAAACACCCCGTTTTTCATTAAATAATTTAAAAACATATGGAAGATTAGTTGATATTATAGATGGTGATAGTTTATCAATAATTTTACCAATTTATGATAATTATTTTAAATTTAATGTCAGACTTAATGGTATTGATACAAGTGAATTACATAGTGATAATAGTGATTTAAGACATTTTGCAGAAAATACAAAAAACGAACTTGTAAAATTAATTACACTATCAGATAATTTAACAAAACATGAAATTAAAGAGGTTTTAGATAAAAAATTAATAGTAGTATGGTTGGAATGTTTGGAATTTGATAAATATGGTAGATTATTAGCAAATGTATATTGTTTAAATGAAAAGACAAATGATTATGATATATGTTTATCACAATATTTATTAGATAATAAATGGGCATACGAATATAATGGTGGGAAAAAATTATCAGAAGATGAACAATTAAACATAATTTAAAAATTGAATTAATTAAAATTTTAAATTTAAATAAAAGTAATGACTATAACAATAGAATTAACTGAAAGCCCAATTGAAGTCAAGCAGTTTGAAACATTATATGAAAAAGATGCACATGGTAAAGTTAGATCTTGGAGTTTAAAAGTTGAAAAATATCTTGAATTTTCAGAAATTGTTATTATTTATGGTTATAAACGGTTAATTGAACAAAGACGTAGATTAAATTTAGGAAAAAATTTAAACAAAAGTAATTGTACAACTCATTTTACTCAAGCTATTATGGAAGCTCAATCAAAATGGACTAAAAAAGTTAATGAAGGTTATTCTGTTATAAGTATAAATGAAATTGTAAAAACCACTGATAATATGAATATAAATGAAAATTCAAATGAAAATATAAATGAAAATTCAAATGAAAATAAAGATGAAAATGACACTACAATAAAGATTATTTATCCAATGTTAGCACAAGATTTTAATAAACATAAATCAAAATTAAAATATCCAGCATATATTCAACCTAAATTAGATGGTTATCGTTGTATTTTTAATAGTAAAGATAAATTGTGTAATTCGAGGCAAGGTAAAGAATTTTCTATAATAAAAGGGACACAATTATATAAAGAATTATGTTCTATTAAGGAAAATATTATTTTAGATGGAGAACTTTATATACATAAAGGTTTATTTGAAGATTTAGGAATTTTAAGAAAGAAACAGTTGGATAAAAATGACATAGATAATCTAGATAAGATAGAATATCATGTATACGATATCGTTATTAATAATATGACTTTTGATAATAGATTTAAAAAATTAAAAGATTTAATAGATACAAAGAAATTTAAAATGATAAAATTAGTAGAAACATCTGAGGTAAATTCAGAAGAAAAAATTAAAGAGTGTCATAGTAATTTTATTAAAAATAATTATGAAGGAAGTATTTTACGTAATAAACTAGGTATTTATAAATGTAAAATAAGATCTACTGATCTTTTAAAATATAAAGATTTTAAAGATGATGAATTTGAAATTGTTAATTTTACATATGAAAAGGATACTAGTAAAGAAAATAAAAATTTAATTGTTTGGGTTTGTAAAACTAAAAACGGTCAAGAATTTAATGTTAGACCAGGAGGAACGAAACAAGAACGTCAAGAATTATACAGTAATTGTGTTAAAAATTTCGAATATAAAGGTAAAAAATTGTATGTAAAATATTTTGAATTAACTGATCGTGGTATTCCAAGATTTCCTACTACAAAAACGACATCAGTTGAAACATATATTAGAGACACTATTGAATAATCATTACTATATCAAAAAGAGGCTTACACCTGCAATTAAGATGTTATCATTTATATAATAATGTTCTTTGCAGGCGTAAGCCTCTTTTTGATGTTACTTTTTTGAATAATAAATATTAAGGCTATTTTTTTTTTTATTTTTATTTCTAAATATTAGAGTTTAAAATGAGTTCAAATATTTCTATGAAACCTTTAACAAAACCGTTAAAGGGTCAAATATTACAATCTAATTATGGTAGTTTTGACACAATTGCAACTAATAATTTAGTACTTGAAAATTTAAGTATAGAAGGTTTAATTGAAAATGGAACTTTTTCTGGTTCAATTGTAAAAGGTGAAATTGATGATACTCCAATTGGTATAACTTTGCCTAATATTGGTAATTTTACAGATTTAACTACATATGGTGACGTAATTTTTTATAGTAATATTATAGGATCAGCTGTTAGTTGGGATTCTAATACTGGTATATTAGATTTAGGAAATTCCACATTTCGACTAAATGGATGTTCGTATTTAGGAAATTTAAGAATTTGTAATAATTTTATACGAGCAACAAATTTAGGTGGTGATGTAGAAATAATTCCTAATGGGGGATCAGTTTATTTAAATGGTCCTGTATACAATGTTTCTTCATATGGAAATTTTTATACACAAATGCAAAATGGTAGTTTAACTTTTGATGTAAAAAATAATATATTATTACAATCTACAAGTGGATCTAGTGTTTTATCTACATTTAATGGACAAACTTACAAAACTATAAATGGAGATATTTCTTTAATCACAGAACCTCTAGTAATATCAAATTCAATGACATTAACAAATACAAGTCAAGGTATTACATCAATAACTACATTAACTAATCATAATTTAAAATCTGGTAATGTTATAACAGTTACAAGTGCTGGTTCTTTTAATAATAATTATACAGTTGATACTATTTTATCACCAACATCATTTACAATAAGTGATACAAGTGTTTCTATATCTAATTTAACTATAGGATCATTAGTTAAAATTCCAAGCAGTAAAATTAATCTTAATGCAACAACATTTGTTACGATTCCTGAAAATATAGATTTAACATTTGGTGATACAACTAATTCTGTTTCTGGAAATACAAGTGGTTTAATCGTATCAAGTAGTAAAGATATCTTTTTTAATGTATCTAGTGGTAATTCATTATTAATACCTACAAATACACAAATACATTTTGCATCTGGTACAACATCAACTGGAAATTATATTAATTACAACGGATCATCTATTAATATAGTAGGAACAAATAGTATAATACAATCTGGTTTATTAACCGAGATTAAAACAACTAATACAAAGATAACTGATCCAGTTGTTACAATTGGAGATTACACTCTTGTTTCACAAGACAATAAAGATCGTGGTATTGAATATAGATATTTATCATCAAGTGGCTCAATGAAACTAGGTTGGTTTGGTTATAAAACATCTACAAATAAATTTACTTTTATACCTGATGCAACAAATAACGATGAAATAATATCTGGAGCAACTGGACAATTTGAAATTGGTGATATTAGTGCAAATACAGTTACATTAATTACAGGAGGAAGTTTTGATGTAAATTGTGGTTTTTTATTAAATGTTAATAAAATAACAGGTTGTGGAGGTACAATAAATATTGATGCAACAAATAATTTAAATATCACAGCAGGTAATAGAATTGCATTAAATTCAAAAGGTGATATTTTTGTTCCAAATAATATTCCAATTACAATTGGTACAAGTGGGAGTAATATACGTGAAAGTACAAATGGTAATTTAATACTATCTGGATCACAACATATTAGAATTTCATCAGCAAGTGTTATAATTCCAGTGAATACATATTTATCATTTGACGGAACATCAATAGGTTCACAAAGGATATCATCTAATACGTCTGGTGATTTATTAGTCGATACAAATAAAAACATGTACCTTACAACAACTGGTGGTAATATTATTATACCAAGTTCAACTAATATACAATTAGGTAATTCAACAGAACGAATATGGGGAACAACAAGTGGAATTTTTATGTTAGCTAATTCTAATAATTTAATTGCGACAAGTAATGTTAACATTAGTAGTTCAAGTGGTAATATTGTATTAACTTCAAATTCTGGAGACATAAATTTATATAGCACAGGTGGAAATGTAAGATTATTAAATAATAGAAACTTAATTTTTAATATGACTGGAACGTCAAATAGTATTTCAAGCAATACTTCTGGAAATTTAGTCTTATACGGTAATGGAATTAGTAATTCAATTGATTTAAAAAATATTAATGAAATTAATTTATCAGTAAATAGTTCTGTAAATTTATCTACTGGTACATTATTGTATTTTGATGTAAACCGTAACATATCAATTAAATCAGATGTATCAGGTAATTTTAACATTTTAAATCAAAACGTGTCAGGTAATACAAATATTACAACAGCAAATTTTAATGTGATAAATGGGACAATAGGATCTACGTTATTTTCTACTGGTAACTTTACTATTTCTGGTACTACAGGAAGTACAGTAAATATTAATATGGAAAATGTAAGATTTAGAGATCCTATTTTAACATTGGCAAATTACAACTTAAGTAGTAATGATCTAAAAGATAGAGGTATTGAATACAATTACTTATCTGATATATTAAAAAGTGGGTGGTTTGGTTGGAAAAATTCTACACAAAGATTTACATATTATTCAGATACAGTAAATACAAATGAAGTTATATCTGGAACTATAGGATCTGCAGAATTTAGTAGTCTTTATTTAAAGGACAATATAATTTTTCAAAGTAGTGGTTCAATAAATTTGAATTGTGGTACAATATCAAATTTGAATACGTTAATTGGATGTGGAGGTACAATAAATATTGTAGCGAGTAGTAATACATATATAAGTTCAAATAACATTATGTTATCGGCTGGAATAAAGGTCGAAATACCATACAATGTTCCTTTATCATTTGGTAATACTGATAATTCTATATCAAGTGACACTAACGGTAATTTAACAATAACAAGTTTATCAGGAAATGGTAAAGTTATTTTAAATGGAAATGTACAAATCAATGGAACTACTACCACTATTTATAGTACTGTAACAAATTTACAAGATCCTATTTTTTCAATAGGTGGTGTTACAGGTCCTGTTATTAACGATAGTAAAGATCGTGGTATAGAATTTAAATGGAATAATAATATTGCTTCAAAAACTGGATTTTTTGGTTATAAAAATTCATTGGAGAGGTTTGTATTTATACGAGATGGCATTAATACAAATGAAGTTTTTAGTGGAAATTATGGAAATGTACAATTTGGTGATGGATATTTTACAAATTTAGATATTCAAAATGGAACGATAAATAATGTTACTACTATAATAGGTTCTTCATCAGGTATATTAAATCTAAGTTCTGGGAATGTTAATTTAAATTATAATTCCGGTTTAAATTTTGGAACAACAACTAATTCTATATCTGTAACTACATCTGGTAATTTAACTTTAAAATCAACAAATGATATAAATATAACTTCTCAAACAGGTAGTATTTATTTAAATGTTAATACATCTGGGACATCTTCAGTTAACGTTTCCGATAATACACCATTGTATTTTGGAGGTCAAACTTCTAGTAATTATATAATGTCAAGTGGTGGTAATTTAAATATTACAAGTTCGTCTGGAAATGTTAATTTAACTCCAAAGGCTTCAGCAGGAACTGTATTTATACCAACAAATACAATATTATCATTTGGATCTACATCAGAAAGTATTTTAAGTGATGGAACTCAATTATTAATAAATGGTTATAATGGAATATCAATAAATACATCAAATTTTACAATTTCTGGAAATATAAATGTTGTAGGAACAATAACATCAACACCTGATCCAGATTCTGATTTAAATAGATACATTCTACCATTAGGCACATCACAATATTTAGATATAACAAATATTAGTAATTATTCAGGACCTTTATCTGGTAATGTTAAAATAACTGTAAGTAGTACACATAATTTAAGTGTAGGTGACAGCATCATTATTAAAAATTCAGATTGTACACCAAAAATTGATGAAACATTTAATATAACAAGTATAATAAGTGAAACAGAATTTACAATAACTAATAGTTCCAGTTTAACTGGGTCTGGTACAAAAGGAATTGTAAAAAGTAATTTAACTACATTTCAAGGTAAAGACGTAGGTATTCAAGTTAATTATTGGACATCAGTAGGTAATTCGAGTATTACTTCAGGTAGTTTAGGTTATAAAACTGGGTTTTATGGTTTTAAAAGTTCAAGTCAAAGGTGGGTTTATTATAAAGATGCTGTTATAACTGACAACGTAGTTTCAGGTACATTAAGTGATATAGAAGTAAATAAAGTATTTACAAATAATTTAAGTGGATTCGTATTAGATGGTGACGTATCAGCTGGGTCAAATGCAATAATGGGTAATAATTTCCAAATTAGTGGTGGAAATATAAATAATACGCCTATTGGGGTTGCTTCGCCACAAACAGGTAGATTTTCAAATTTAACAAATACGGTTGCAGCAAATTTAGAAAAAGTAACAATGACAAGTTCTTTAGTGTATAGTATAGATAGATATAGTATGTCATCTGGGTTTCCAACAAGAAATCCTTTATTATCAAGGATTGTATCAATATTTTCTGTAACTAGTCCTAGTTTTACAGGAGCGATGGGTACAATAGGATCAAGTAATATAGATATTGCAGATGGTACAATGAAAATAATAGTATGTGAATCAATGGCAGCAGGATCTATTTATACATTACATTTCGGTGAAAATAAATTAATAGCGCCAAATCCAATTAACATAAGTACGCAACCTACGCGAATAATATTTAAGAGACAGGGACAATGTGTTAAATTATTATTTAATGCAACTGGTGACAGTAATAGAGGTTCATGGATATTACTAACTGGTGGTGTATATGTAGAATAAAATGGTTAACATCAAAATTTTGATATTAAAGTAACTTAAATAAATGTAACTTATATTGTGTTTAAATAAAATTATTAAAAACTCATTTTAATAATAATATGCATGAAATATGGAATGATATGCCTCAAAAGATTGTAATGGATACACAGGATATTGGTGAAATGAATGTATTAGCAAACACTATGATTGACAAGGTAAAAAAATATAAACCAGATAATATATATTTGGAATGTCTTGAAGTAACAGATTTAAATATTGATAGTATTTATAATTTTCTTTTAAGAAATTATACAAATTATAAAGGAAGATTACGTGTTTATTCTAAAGGATTATTAAAGTTTTATTTTACAATACATAAATCTATATTACTTGTTTTAAAAGATCAAAATAATCAAATAGTTGCATTTATATCTGGAGTATTTAAACCTTTATGTTATAAGAATGTTAATTTAAAACTATATGAGAAAATTGTATATGTTAATTTTTTGTGTATATCGAATGATTATAGACATTTGTATATAGCACCATATTTAATAACACAATTATGGCATTTTGTAGATATGACATGTAAGTCTATATCTATTTTTCATACTCAAACAAAATTACCTAAACCTATATCTGTTAATAAATATTATTCTAGACCAATTAATATAGATAAATTAATTAAAGCCAAGGTATTTGAAACACCAAAAAGAAATGTATCTAATTTTATTACAAATTTAAAAACCCGTTATTCTTGTGATATAACTAATTCTCAATTAATAGAATGTAATGATATTGATTCAGGAAAAATATGTAGACTGTTAAATAAATTTAAACAAAAAAATTACATTATTTTCAATACATGTACGAAAAAATATATTAAACAACTAATAAAGAATCCGGATTTTATAAGTTTAAAAATAAATAATAAAAATAAAATTTATGCATATATAGATTTATATATAATAAAAGAAATATCTGGGCAAATATATAATAATGCATATGTTCATAATTATTTTTATCCATCTGACTGGAATTTAGATGATAAATATAATTTTTTAGAATCTGTTGTAAATTTTCTTAAAATAAAAAACGTAGATATTTTAACTGTTCATGATAGTTTTATGGATTTACAAAATAAGAATATATATTTAAAGGATTTTAATATAAAAACACACGTTTTTAATTATAAAATGACAAATATTCCAGAAAGTAAAAATGGTATACAAATATTTTAATAATAATAATAAAAATAAAATATTTTGTTATATTAATTATATATAATGGGACAGCCTGGAAATTGTGGTAATGGAATAAGACCTTATCGATTTTCATTAGATGATTTAAAAGATGTGGCTAAGGGTAGTGATAAACAAATGGAAAAAGGCTGTGCTCCAGATGCAGGAGGGGAAGGGTGGTTGAAAAAGCAAGGTTTTGGATGGCCAGACAATGGTGAATTTGAATGGGGTGGTTTAGGATCTGATTGTAGACTATGTGATGGCGAATATGGATGTGAATGTCCTAATACAAATGCCATAGGTGGTAAAAGAGGAAAAGTTAAACGTAGAGATTATAAAGCAGATCCTAGAGAATGTTGTTTAGCAAATATGGAAGCTAAAGATAAAACTAAAACTATAGGTGATTATACATGCGATCCAACTTATAGAAATCCAGGAAATACAGACTGTGGAAATTACTACAGAGATTATTGTAAGGAATCTAATAATTTGTTTAATCCCAATTGTCAAGCATTAAGTACTAAAAATGAGGCATTATATAAAGATTTAATGACAGAAAAATGTAATACTAAAGAAAATTATACACATGAGAAATGTATTGTTTGGTGTAATGAAGCTGCATCTAATAGTTGTCATATGCTTAAAGCTCAAAATGATTGTAAGAAATATCAAATTACAGAACCTGATTGTACACAAACAAAAATAAATGATTTAAAAACTTTATGTGCAAAATATAAACTTGAAGAAAGTGATTTAGGTGCAGGTGTATATGCTTGTAATTTAAATGCTATAAAAACTCTTGAGGATGAATGTACAAAATATAATATACAAATTAGTTCATGTACAACAAATGCATTAGAAGATGAAAAAAATAGAGTATTAAAAAAAGAAGAAAATGACAAAACAAGATCCCTAATGGAATCTCAATTCCAAAGAGGTCTTGAAGAAGTATTAAATATTGATACTCTTGAAAAAACTAAAAAAAACAAAAACAAAGACGAAGAAGATTATACAATGTATATAATTATAACAATAATTCTAGTATGTATATTTATGTCATCTTCAAGTATTGTAAGTGTTTTATTAACAGATATGGAAGTATCAGAATAAATTATGTAAATTTTAAAATTAATTATATATAAATTTTAAAATTATTTGTATAAAGTAATATAATGAATAATTTATTACTATTAATAATTATTATTTTAGTAATTAGTATATTTTATAGAAAATATTATATAAATAAAAAAGAACACTTGACTGTAAAACTAGCAACGGAAATAGATGATAAAAGAGCAAATAAATATGCTTTAAAAAAAATGTGTGAAGAAGGTGGATATTTTTGGCAAAATTTTGGAGATGAATTTATTTATGAATGTAGGCATACTAAAAAAACGTGTCTTGGTGAATCTATTTATCCTACACCGAGTGCAGAAGATACACCACCAAGATATTACGAATGGAGAGATAAAAGTCATCCAGATGTTAAAACAATACTTGAATATGATAAACAAAAACAAACTTCAAGTGTTAATGAAGTAGGAGGTGAAACTGAACGTGACGGTATGTGTATTGTGGGAATGGAAGCTTATAGAAAGTGGTGTGAAGATGAACAATTAAGATATGATCCAGAAAATGGACAATGTTATACCACTAAGCCTTATTGTCAAAAAAAATTATTGGGATTTTGTAATGATGATTGTTTTGAACCACCAACTGGAATGATTTTATCAAAAGTTTTTGGAAATACTCTTGGTAAAGCTATAGGTGTATTAAGTCCAGTTGATGCTGCAGTTATAGGAGCTTGTGGAAGTTAATATAGTAAAAATTTGTATCATATTTTAATGTAATTTAATATAATTTAATATTAATAAAAAAAATATTTGTAATAATTAAGTGTAAATGAGTGGTGTTTTAGCGGGACTTGCAAAAGTAGGTGCGCAAGTAGGTGCAGCAGCTGCAAAAGTAAGTGCAAAAATTCCTCAAGGAGTCAAAGTAGCAGCAGGTATTGTAGGTGATATTGCTCCAGATGTAGGTTTTGGAGCAGCTGCTATTCAACAACAAGCATCAACTTCTATGTCAGAAGGTGAAAAAGCATACCAAGTAACTGGTGAAATTATCGGAGTAACTGCTAATATAGTTGTAGGTACAGTGACAACAGGAGCGTCAATAGGTGGAACAGTCGGAGCGACATTGACAGGAGGTGCAGCACTTGGTCCAATTGGTATAGCTGTAGCAGCTGTTATAGCTATTGTTCAAATATTAGGTTCTATTATAGATCAATTTGTTAATCCATTTCAACCCATGTTTAATAGAAATTTAAATGAAATGCGTGCAGCATATCATTCTGCTATAAAAGAAGCTTATTTAGAAATGGGATTAAATTGGCCATTAGAAGTAAAACCAGATATAATTAGTGATGTATTTGCAGATCCAGATAAATTTGAAAAATATCAAAAATATGTAAAGGAATATTATTCAGATAGGAACTTGCTTGCAAAAGAAGATTATTTAAAAGAATATAATCTTCTTTTAGAAATTAGGAAATTAGTTAGAAATAGTAGAGATTATTATTATGATGAAAGTGGTAATATAACTGGAAAACAGGATATAAATGATGATACATTTGAAATTATAGCAGAAGGTCAGAAAAATCTTTTATTAATATTAGCATTAAACGCGCGTATAGCAAAATATAAAAAGGAAAATACACCAAAATCTTCAATTATAAAAAAATTTATAGAAGCTTATTATATTACTATGATAATTTGGAGTATATCGTTATGTTTATTAATTATTTTCTCAATATTTTTTTTATTTATTTAATAATATAATGATAATAGACAAAAAAAAAGTATATATAGTAATTGCTATTCTATTTATTTTATTAATGGTTTTTTTGTATAAAAAAAAAGAAGAATTTGAAGAAGATACAACAGAATTAGATACAGTACAGATATTGGAAGAATGCAAAGATATGACACCTAACAAATTATTTAATTTATTTAGAGAAGATATAACTTATATGACACAAGTATTTGTAGATAACAAAGTTCCATTAGGTATTATTAAAGATCAATCGTATTATCCTAAAATAGCAAGTTTATTAGTTAAAAATGGAATAATAAAATGTGCATAATTTAATTAAATAAATTTAAATGAATTATTAAAATTTATTTAAATTATTTATTTATTAATTAATTATAAGAGATGTGGTTTTTTAATAATGATTACTACGAAGAATTTACAATACCAAAAATTAAAATGCCTAAGCTAAAGATTGCTCCTCCTAAAGTAGCTGCTCCTCCTAAAGTACCTCCTAAAGTACCTCCTAAAGTAGCTGCCACTAAAATAGATGCAAAAAAATCTTTAGGAACAGATTATAAAAAGTATCCGGAAGGATCAGCACAAAGACGTTTTTCGTATGATAATTCTTTGAAATCTGGGAAAAATCCACCAAAAGTATTAGATAATCCATCAAAAGTTAACAAAGTTAGTGATGATTTAAATAAAATAGATAATTTAGATAATATTAAAAAGGTAGATGATATTCCTAATTTAGGAGACGATGCTAAAAAGTTAACAAAATCAAGTCCAGAAGATATAAGGGCTGATTTACCAAACGCACAAAAAGCTGATTTTGATATAGAAGGAAAAAAATTATTAGATGAAATTAAAACTCCAGAATTTAAAAGTAAAACATTTAAAGAACGTCTTAATTCAATGGGAGACTGGATAAAAAAGAATCCCAAACTTGCAGCAACAATTGGAGGAGTTACAGTGGTCGGTACAGCGTTTTTAGGTATGTATATTAAAGCACAAATAGATACAAACAGAATTAACAGTACAGAATATAAAATAACATCTATAACATCAGACGAAAACGATGAAGTAATAGTGCTATATGATCCACAAGATAAATTTAGTTTAAAAGACACAATTAGTATATCAGAAACTAATTCGGTACCGCTAATTAATGGTAGTGGTATGCAATTAAAATATGTAGGTAATGGAGTTATTAAATTTTCAGGAGAAGAAATAACTACTAATGGTACTAGTGGTAAATTAAAATGTAGAACAACAGTTGAAGATCAATTTACTCAAAGTGTAACTGATGCAGCAAAACCACTAACAGATATACCACTTAATATAGCAGGTAATATACTAGATAAAATTATTCCTGATCCAATCAAAAACTTTTTTAAAAATTGGTGGTGGGTTGTTTTAATTATATGTATATTAATTCTAAGTTCTAGTTCTGCTGCGGCAGCGTCTGTATATCTTAAATAAAAAAGTCACAATGTAAATAAAATAAAAAAGACCCTATATTACATAGGGTCTTTTTTATTTTTATTGAATTTTAATTTTTCAAACGTTGTTTATAATCGTTTGATCTATTGAATTCCATATCTTTATTAAATTCTTCTTCTATATCGAAATCTCCATCGTAAAAATTGATTCCAACAATTTTTTGAAAATCACTATATAAAACATTTTCTTTACATTCTGTAAATACTGGTACTATATCATCATTATAAGATTGACTATAGTCATTCCAATATATATCTATAACAACATTTATCCAAAAGTTATTATTTTTATTAATTTTAATTTCGGCAAATCTATGTTTCACATCACATAAAGTTTCTACTATAGTATAATAGACCGTTACATCATATATATCGCCATTATATTCTACCTTTCTTGTCATATTTAATTCATAAAAACTAGGATAATTTCTAGGATTTTTTGAGAATTGTTCTGTTTTTAATTCATCGATAACTTTAATTTCATTCATACTTGTACAAAAACTTTACTTTTCAATTATTATTCAATTTTTTATTTCAAAAGTGGTCTTAATTCTACTGGAATTTCGGATATATTTATAGAGTTATTAATATTAAATTTATCAATAATTGAACTATTGTTATTTATAACCTTGTATTTATCTAACCACACCTTTTTAATGATTTCTGGGAAATCTTCTCTGGAGCCATTGCGTAAAGATTTTATAATAGATAATAATACTTTTTGAAAGCTTTTTGGGAATTTTTTCTTAACTTTATTAAAATGCGATCGATATAAGATCATTAAATCAAAATGGCTTTTAATCTTTTTGGGATTGTATCTTTGACGAATAAACCAACTTTTCAAAACATTGGGTATCCAAGCATGACCAAAATCATTTATATAAAAAATATATCCTAAATTAGGTACATAATAAGTATTTTCATCGATAGTATATTCCCAGTATCCACCTTTTGGAACTTTTTGTACAATAATATTATCAGTATGTAAATCTAAATGTGTCATATTTAATCTAAGTTGTAATGTATAAAGAGCATATATAATTTGGAAATATGCATTATAAAGTTCTTCAATACCATGATCAGATTTTACCCATTCCGTAAAGGTTTGTGAATCTGAAATGTATTCATTAAAAAAGTAAGCAACATTAGGATAAATATCATCACATATGCCAGATCGAGATTTAAATCGCCATGTGTAATGCAAGATAAAATTCGGACAAACTTTAGACAAAATTAATTGGTTAATCACTTTCATAGCGGCTAATTCAATAAATGTACTATGTAGCAGTGATCTTTTACCCAATGGATCACTTAAATATTTAGATTGTTGTTCTTCAATATATATTTTTTTTACAGCTACACATTTTTGGTCATCGTCTTTTTTACAATAACTATATACTTTGCCTTGTCCGCCTCGACCTAATTCCGTTTGTTTTTGTAAAACAGTATAATCAAAATTATCTTGAAATTTATTAAATATCTCTTTACGTTTTTTTATATTTATATTCATACTCTTAATATAAATATATAAAAAAGTTTACTGTATTAAAGTAAAAAAAGTTTACTGTATTAAAGTAAAAAAAGTTTACAATTTTTAGAATTCTAAAAACAATTTACCATATCTGTTATGATATACAGAACCATTGTTACTACCATAATAATGTGTCTTTCGTGGTAATCCATCGTCTAAACTAGGTTTAATAGAGCATTGTTGAACACTTTTTGTAAATTTACGTATATTCTTATTAGGGTAGTTGTGATTGAAAAATTTATTTATTTGCGTGTATTTTAAAATTGGTCCTACTAAATATTCTTTAGGGAACCAATAACAGCGTAATCGATTTGTAGCTAAGGATTTATTAAATGCATATTCTAAATTTTTATGTTGGAATTCGAGGTCGTCGTTGTATTCGTACCATATTTTTAAAAAGTCTAAAACAACATTGTTATATGCGAAGAAATACAAGTTGTCATTTAACGTTTTTAAAATTCTTAAATCTGAACATTTTGTTTTTGTTACACTTGTATTGTTTAAGTTCATTGTCATAAAGTCCATGTTTTTAACTTTAAAAAAGGTTGGATCTCGTTTGAGTTGTGTAGTAATATCTACATATGCAATGTTTTTTTTGTATTGTTTAAGAATATTTAAGAAAAGTGTAGGTTTAGAAATATTATTGTAGTCCTTTTTATTAGATTTATAAAGTAAGTAATTTATATTAAAACGATTACAATATTCTTTAAAAGACGTAATTACTTCTTTACTAATTGTATTATCAAATAAGGAAACTAAAATATAATTACTCGTGTTATTTAAATTCTGAGCGTTTAATTTACAATGGATATTACTTGATACCTCTTTTATTAACCGTTTGTTTTTATAAATATCTTCTGATTGACGTATTTTAAAATCTGGTAAATAATCTTTTAATTGATTTTTATCAAGATTAAAATCAACGTAATTATTAAAAGTAACATTTAAACATCTTAATTTTTCTCCTAATTGACGATAAACATTTGGTGGCCATCTGGATACTTTACCAACTCTTTGAAAAAAGACATCATCTAATGCTCCTGTTTCAAAATCTTCATGAATCATAACAAGATCATGTAATTTGTAGTCTTCATTTTTTAATTCTTCTTTAAAATCTGCTACATGTGTATATTGTCCAATAGTAGGATCATATTCATGTTTACCAAACATATACATATAATTTAATGGCAACCAAACACAACGTAAATATGTTCCCATAAAATGTCTGGTAATAATTCCAGAAAAAGATTTATCTTCTGCTAAATGTAAATTTTTAATCATATAGTTATTTAATATACTTAATAATGTTCTAGCTCCATGTGTATTTGCAAAACCGAGAATACCTCCAGGTAATTCTAATTGAAAAGGATTATAACAATCAAAATCATATTCATTCCAATTTAAGAAATAACAATCTGCATCAATATCAAATAAATGTGGATATTGTAAAATTTGTAAATCAGTATCAATATAAATAACTTTGTATTTTGGAAATTGTAATAAGCACCGCATTATAAATTCTCCTTTTAATCCAAGGGCAATTTGATACATGCCTTTTTGTTCAAAAATTGGAAATCTAATAAAATAATAATTAATTTTAAGTTTACGACATTGAGCGATTAATCTATCTACTTGTTGATCATATGTTAATCCACGAACAGAGTTTTTATTAACAACTCCATTACCCCACCAATAACTACAAATCATAAAATTACTTTTGTCATTTAAAATTTCAGTTTGTACTATGCCATCATTTAAATAATTTTTTAATGTTTCATAATTTGTTTTAGAAACGGACATATGTATATTAAAATATATATTTAATAAAAAAATTTACAATAAATTTAAATTAAAATAAAAAAAGGGCTTAAGCTTCTAAATAAACTAATATCATTTAGATAATAATTTATTTAGAAGCTTAAGCCCTTTTTTTATTTTATTTTAATTTTTTATATTTGAGTTTTTTTAAAAGTAACTTTTTAATTCAATGATTTTAATATATTCTTTATAAAAGTTGTTTATCTTTTTGAAAATTTGTTTTACTTTCATCCTATTCAAAATTTTATGATTTTTTTATTTTTTCAATTTTTTGTTTCAATTTTTTGTTTCAATTTCGTTTATAAAATCGAGTAATTTTTCATTAACAGTAATTTTTTTTTGATCAAAACTATGTAAATAAAGACCTTCTAAAGATCTTACTCTACTAAGTGCAACATAAACCATATGATTACAAAAGCAATCTGCTAAATCTAGAATTGCTTTATCAATTGATAATCCTTGACAACGATGAATAGTAATACTATAAGCCAACATAAATGGAATCTGTGTAGCAACTATTTTACTATTATCCATTTCAAGTTCCCATTCTATTTTACCAATATGTTCTGTAACACCATTATCAAACTCAACAACAACTTTATTATTTATAAAATCTTTTACTGTACCAATAGAACCATTAACTAGCCCTAATGATACATCTAAATTTTTAATAAGTAATACACGACATCCTTTTCGTAATTTTAGAGTGTCAATACCTCGTTGAGAAAATTGTGAGCGTAATTCTTTTTCTAATAAGTCACATGTTTCGGTATTACCATATCTTGAAAATTGACATTCAAATAAATAGTCTTCCTGTTTGATTTTATCGAGTTGTTTAGAATTAATTAATTGTGCTTTTTTATTACTGCTTACTAGATGAATTAATGAATTCTTATCTGTATCTACAAGTCTAGTTTGTAATGTTTTAATATCTTGTTCATTTTGAAGTCCTTTACGAATTCTCATTAAAATATCAATATATTTTGTGTCAGTTTTTTGACGAAAGTTTTCTTGTAAAACAACTGTTGATTTAGTAAACATCTTTTTAAATAATTCACTTTCTATTATTAATCTATTGTCGCTAGAATTGTTATTTAACGGAGTTGTTGTATTAAATATTGTTTCTAGTTGTAATAAATCACCAGTTAAGATTATTTGAATACCACCAAATGGTTTATTTGAGCGTTTAAGTATTTGACAAATATGATTTATTTTTTCGAAAACACTAGCAGACATCATACTAATTTCATCAATGACAAGAATATCAGTCATTTTTATACGATTTTTAATACTAGTTTTATATTTTAATCTTCTGATTATTGTTTCTACAGAAGATTCTCCTGTACCTATACCCATAAAACTATTAATAGTAATACCACCTATATTATAAGCGGAAATTCCAGTTGTAGAAGTAAGATACATTGTTTTTTGTTGAGTATTTGTAATCCATTTATAAAAAGTTTTAGTTATTTGGGACTTGCCCGTACCTGCTGGTCCTAAAATTAGTAAAGACTCTCCTCGTTTAAACTTTTCAAAAGCATATTTTTGAGTGTTTGATAATTCTAATTCATATTCAGTTGGAATATTAGAACCAGTTTGTTCATTATGTTCAACAATTAAGTCTTTAAATTTTTCAAGTAATTGTTGCTCATAATCTTGCTGCGATGTTTGATAAATAGACATACTTATACTTATTTAAATAAATGTTATTTATTCAATTTTTTGTAATCTTTATATTTTTTATAATTTTTACAATTTTAAACCATAAACTAAGCAAGTTTATAAAAAATTGGATTATTTTTCTATTTCTATAATTTTTGTACTACTATTATGACTACTACTACTACTGCTGCTCCTTTTACTCTTGCTAATAAAAATGCTATTATGTTAGAAAAATCTAACATTATGTCCTCTATGTCTCTTTTTGGAAACGACAACTCTCATAATCTTGTTAAAAAAATGATCGAAACTCGTATCTCTGAAATCGATCAATGGCTTCAAGAATTCGAAAAACTCAACTCTAACTATAGTCAATTCATGGACTATCTTTTAACCGATGATATTAAAGAAACACGTGTTACTAAAACTACAATTTATAATGAACGTAAAGTCTTGACTTATGCTCCTACTCAAGTCGGTAAAACAAACGCTATTATAAATATTGTTAAAGACTGTGTCTCACGTGGTATTAGTATTGTTATTTCTTCTGATAATAAAAAAGATCAAATGATACAATTATTTAATCGTTTGGTAAAAACAGTTGAAGAAGACTATGATACATTTAAAAATTGTTTTATTACTACTGTTGACAATAAAAATTTCGATTCAATCGTTGAAAATATGGAAGAATACAATACATTTGTTATCTGTCTTCTTGATAATAAAACTCAAATACAAAAAACATATGAAAAAATAATCTCAATTCACGAACAAAAACAACTTGGTTCCGTTTGTATTATTAACGATGAGGGTGATGTTGTAACTAAAGCGCGCAACATTACCGATGTCGCTAATCAACCAGAAAGTCATAAAAAATGGATTGAATTTACTCAAAAAACATCTGATAGAGGTATTAGTGTTAAGCGTGTCTTTGTATCTGCTACACCAGAAAACGTTGTTTATATTCATAAACCTGGTTATTTATGGGATCTACCAATTCCAGATAATTATGTTGGTCATGATAAAATTAATTTCAATGAATTAAATGATTTTTCATCTCAACAAATTACAAGAATTCTTGCACGTGAAGTACGTCTTCGAAAACAAGAAGGTGGTATCATTTTATATTGCGTTGAAAGAAATAAAGATTCTGATGAAAATGATAACAATCAAATGAAAGTTTTTAATGACATTGTCTTAAATTTAAAACAAACAGGATTAGACGCTGTTACTATGTACAACAGTGATGGTATTAAAGTTGTTTTTAGATTAAAAAAGCAAAAAACAATGTTTATAAATAAAATAGAAACACTTGATTTAAAATATACTATGGATAATAATGTTATTAACGTTAATAAACGGGATATAGTTATTAGTAAATTTTACGGATATTTACAATCTTGTGATTGCAAAGTAGTTTTAACAATTGGTAAAGACTTGATTTCAAGAGGTATAAGTTTTGTATCAGATCATAAAGAGAATCCATTAACTGCAACAACTATGATATATAAACCTGGACATCAACTTCACTGTGTAGCATTGTGTCAGGCAATTGGAAGATTAACAGGAACAGCCCAATCAAAATTATCAAGAAGACTTTATACTACAGATGACGTATACAATAATTATATGACATTTATAGAAAATCAAAAGGAAATTATAAAGGCAATAAAAGAAAATGGTAATAAGGTGGATGACAGTTTAATATCTGATATTGCCCTATGGAAGATGTCAAGACCAGTAGATAGAAAAACGTTAAAGTTAGAAAAGGATATGGTGTTTTGGGAAGATACAGAAGATATGGAATCTGATAGTGGATATGATAGTGATGAAGATAGAATGAAAAGATTAATTAATATGTGGTGGGGTGCAAATACAACTATTGGAAAAATACTAAAGTTTATATACGAGTCACAAGATGGTTTAAGAGAAAAGAAATTAAAAGAGTTTATTGAAGAATGTGGATCTAAAAACGCAAATCAAATATATATACATTTAACTAGACAAGATAAAGAATATAATTTAGTATTTGAAAGAAAAGATAATATTACAAGTTTGAAAAAAGAAGCTAGAAAATATGTTAATAATATGTAAAATTAAAAATATAAATAAAAAATATTAAGCCCAAATGTTAGGATCATTTGGGCTTAATCGCGTTATTTATATATTAATAATTTCAAAAATTTTTTGAAATAAAACTTTAAGTACATTAACAGACATACTATTACCAATTTGTTTAAACATTATAGTATTACTATGAACTTTTATAAAATTTTGAAATCCTTGTAATAATAAACATTCATCTGGTGTTAAATACCTTTTATATTTGGTCAAATAATAAACAGTTCCACAAGTTAATGTAGGACATATATTTAACATATAATTACCAAAACCTGAACAAGCTATAACATTATTTAATAATAATGATTCTTTAGATAATTTAAATTTATTAATAATTTTTAATCCGTTTTTATTAATTCTAATATTAGATATTGTTTTATCAATAATAAAATCATCCAAAGGTTTTATTTGTAATTTATCTGGTGTTGTATAAATCATATTTTCTTTTTGAATGTCTTTTCTTATTCCTATGAAAAATATTCTTTCGCGATTTTGAGGAATACCATAATCTCTTGTATTAAGAATATCATGATATATATTATAAGCTATATCTTTATTTTTATTTTTAATATTTTTTAATTGAGATAATAAAAAATTAAATGGTTTTCCTCCTTCTATAAATTTAAAATTCTTTACATTTTCTAAAATAAATACTTTAGGTAATTTTTTTTTAATAACTTTTATACATTGATACATTATATTGCTTCTACTATCTGTTGTTCCTAATTTATTTCCTATTAAACTAAATGGTTGGCATGGAAATCCACATACATACATATCAATATCTGGAAGTAATGAGTGTTTACGTTTAGTTATATCAGTATAAATTTTTATAGGATTATAATTAGCCTTAATACTTTCTAATGCGTATTTATCTTTTTCACAACAAAATGAATGTTCAAATGGTATACCTAATTGTTTTAAAGCTTGTATAGGAGCTTCTATACCAGAACAATCAGTTCCTATACGTAACATTAAAATATATTAATAAAAAAATTATACTAATATATCTTATATAGTATAATTCATTATAAGTAATTCATTAACATAACTTTTTGAACCCATACGATATACTTGAAACTTTTTAACATGATATTCTTTAAATATTTCTTTTATTTGTTTAGTATCAGCTTGTAATTTTAATAAAAGCGCTCCACTACCAACAAATGGTTCTATATAAGTACCAGTGAATTCAGGTATATATTCGATAAATTTATTAATATGTTTACTTTTATTTCCCTGCCATCGAATAAATGTTTTCATACTCTATTATATCTAAATAAAAAAATTATAGTATTTTATCTAACGAGTATAATTAAGATATATTTCAATACGTTAATTTTAATCTAAGTATAATATTATCAACAACATCATTTGCCGAGTCAGTTTCCTGAATTGGTATTCTAATTGTGTGGAATTTTTTATAAAGTTCTTTACGTTGATAATACAGATCTTGAAATGTTTCTATACCATCTGGAAAAACAATTGGTCTTTCCCAATTTTCATTAGACTTTCTTTTTAATATAACATCTAATGGAACATCTAACCAAATAACAGTATAGTTATCAAGGATATGTCGCATTTGTTTAGTATAGTAAATAGCAGAACCACCTAATGATATAACAGAATCTCCAAAATCTTGAGATATAGACAATTCTTCAGCTTGTTGAAATTTAGTTTTTCCATATTTTGTTAAATATTCATTTTCTGACATATTAAATTTAGACATAAAAATATCTCTTGAATCTATTCCTCTTTTATGTAATTTTTCAGATAACAATTTGCCAATAGTTGTTTTCCCAGCATAACACATACCTATTAAAAAAATTGTCATTTTAAATATATATAATTCTTTTTTTTTAAATAAAGATTTTGTTAAATAAAAAATTGAAATTAAAATGGAAATAATAAATTTTTGTCTAAATGTATCGTGTTACTTGTTCGTGTGGTAAAACTGAAAATAACAGTAGTAGAATAGTTGCTAATTGGATTTATCGTAAATGTAAGGGATGTAACAGTAATTTAATTGTTTACAAAGATAACTCTATTGTTTTCAATTATAATTATAAAAAAGATCGTATGAATAGTAAGCATAGGGTAAATTCAGGTACTGTTATAAATCTAAGTACTGTTGAACTTCCTGAATTACTTCCAAATGTATCATTGTCAGATATTGACAATAAAATTAAAACTGACGTTTTTATGGGTTATCAATTTTATTTTGAAAAAGACTTTTATGTAGAAAGCCAATTTGAACTTGATAAAATAAATGACACAGAAAATATAAACACATAAAATTAAAAAACATAAAAATTAAAAAACATAAAAATTAAAAAACATAAAATTAAAAAATATTAAGCCCAAATGTTAGGATCATTTGGGCTTAATTACATGAATAAAATTCATTATTTAATTTTTTAGATTAATTTTTAGATAAAAAATTCAAAGTTGTTGTTTTACTAGAATAACACATATCTATTTAATATAAATATAAATAATAAAACGTAAATTAAAATATATAATAAAAATTTTTTATTGTATTATTGTATAATAATAAAAAACAATGAAACATTCTGCAAAAAAATATAGTTCACGTAAAAAGAATTCTCCAAAATATACTTCTCTAAAAAAACGAGTTTCTGTTAAAAAAGTATCTAAAAAAAGATCTTCAGCTAAAAAAGTATCTAAAAAAGTATCTAAAAAAAGATCTATTAAAAAAGTATCTAAACGAAGATCTGTTAAAAAAGGATCAACTAAAAAGAGATCTTCAGCTAAACGGAGATCTTCTGTTAAACGGAGATCTTCAGCTAAACGGAGATCTGTAGCTAAAAAACGATCTTCTGTTAAAAAACGATCTTCTGTTAAAAAACGATCTTCTGTTAAAAAACGATCTTCTGTTAAAAAGAGACGAATTAAGTCACATTATCGTATGAGAGGGATGGGAGTTCTGTTAAGTATGTATGGTGGAGCTGGTGAAGCTTTAGAAATGGAGGTAGCTGAAAAGAAAAAAGAATTAGCCCAATTGCAAGCTCAATTAGCCGCTGAAAAAAGTGAAGAACGTAAGAAAAAAATTCAAGAAGCTATAGGTAAAGTTGAAAATACAATTAATGCATCTAAAGAAAAAATGAAACAATTATTAAAAAGTGCATCTGAAACTGCTAGTAAAGCTGCTGCTTCATTAAGTACAGGTTTCAAATCATTAGGAGCAAAATTAAGTTCTGGAGTTAAATCAATTGGTGAAAAAGTAAGTTCTGGGGTTCAATCAATTGGATCAGATATTGGAGCTAAAATAGGAGAATTTAAAGATCAACAAGATATTAAACGTATTTATGCTGAAAAGGCTAAAAGAGATATTTCGAGACTTAAATCTGAGAAATTAGAAGAAAGAATTCAAGCACGTCATTCACCATCACCTCCAGCTTATTCTTAAATTAATATTAAAATAATTGAATTATAAATATAAATCATTATTAATTGTGTAATAATGATTTTAGACAATTTAAATATGGGATATTGTTGTATTAATACAGAATTACGTAGTCTTGGTATTTTTTGTTCTAGAACATGTCGTTTAGATACAGTAAATAGTAAAGGTATAGAATATATCTACCAATTAGCTTGGCAAAATATAAATGATTTACCAGCTATTTTTAGATGGAATTATAAAAACAATATTTTTTTATACAGAATGTCTAGTGAAATGTTTCCGTTTGCAAGTCATCCTGAATACTGTGATATTTATGATTTAGAACAATTTAGATCCAGGCTAGAAGAAATTGGTGAAATAGCAAAACATTACAATCAAACTTTAACTTTTCATCCTGGACAATATAATCAACTTACATCACATAGAGAATCTGTAGTTGAAAAAAGTGTAATTGACATTGATCTTCATGCAAAAATCTTAGATATGATGAAATGTGGAAGGGATAGTGTTATTGTTATTCACGGAGGATCAAAAAATGGTGGAAAAGAAATTGCTTTAAGTCGTTTTAAAGAAAATTTTTATAAATTATCTGAAAGTTCAAGATCAAGACTTGTATTAGAAAATTGTGAAATGGCTTATTCAATAGAAGACCTTCTTGAAGTATCAAAATTATTAAACATTTGTGTAGTACTTGATTATCATCATCATAATATTAATCCAGGAACTATTAAAGATGAAGACGCCTTGATAAATATAACAAATGACGTTTTAAATATATGGAAATTAAGAGGTATTACTCCATTATTTCATTTATCTGAATCTAGACGTGGTGTAAAAATAAGTGATTCAATAACAGCTAGAAGAGCGCATTCTGATTACGTTACAAATTTACCCTTTGCACTTATAAAAACATTGGAAACGACTAAAATAAATTTAGATATTGAAGCAAAAATGAAGGAAAGGGCAGTTTTAAAGTTGAAACAAAAATATAATATATATTAAAAATGATTTAAAAAAAAGAATTTTAATATATTAACAAAAAAGAATTTTAATATATTAACAATGTTTAAAAAAGATGAAATTCGCGTATGTGTTTTAGGAGTAGGATATGTTGGTGAGCATTTAATGAATACTTTTAGTAAACATTATGATGTTATAGGAGTAGATTTATCGGAGAAGCGAGTTGAATATTTAAAAAATAAATATCAAGGGGTACATTTTCAAACAAATTATCTAGATATCGAAAGTTGTAATGTTTTTTTGGTGTCAGTTCCAACATTGGTAAAATCTGATAAACAAATTGATTTAAGTTGTTTATATTCTGTTAGAGATAATTTAAAAGATGTTATAAAAAGTGGTTCTTTAATTATGGTTGAAAGTTCTGTTTATGTTGGTGCTACAAGAGAGATATTTGGATTTTTTAGAGAACTTGGTGTATTTGTTGGATTTTCTCCTGAAAGAGTTGATCCAGGAAGAACTGAACCTCGAATGGAATGTATTCCAAAAGTTGTATCTGGGTTGGATTGGACTAGTTTAAATAAATCTATTGATATTTACAGTAAGGTTATAGATACTATTATACCGGTTAGTTCAACTGAATGTGCAGAAATGTGTAAATTATATGAAAATTGTTTTAGAATGGTGAATATTGCATATGTAAATGAGATTTCTGATATGTGTGATAAAATGGGTATAGATGCCAAAGAAATGATTAATGCATCTTCATCTAAACCATTTGGATTTATGCCATTTTATCCAGGTGTTGGTGTAGGTGGGCATTGTATTCCTATAAACCCATATTATTTAATGAAAAATGGGTCATTACCAGTATTAGAATATGCAACAAATTTAATGGAAAAGCGTCCTAAAAAGAAAGCATTTGAATTAATTGATAAATACAATAGTAAAAATATTTTAATTGTTGGTATAGGATTTAAAAGAGGTGAAAGTTTATTAACAAATTCACCAGGATATGAATTGTATAAAGAACTTATAAAAGATACAAATGTAGATATTTATGATCCATTAGTTCAAAATAATTTATATACAAATACAGGTATCAAATTCTTAGATAAAGAAAATTTTACAGTTACATTTATAAAAAATAAATATGATTTAGTTGTTATCAATTTGAAAATGGATGAAGAAGATGAAAAGGTAATTGATTTTTATGAAAGAATGGGTGGAAAGGTTCATGTATTTTAAATTTTAAATAATATATTATTAATAAAAAAATGAATTCAAATTTTTTATTATTATTAAAAAAATAAATGTTTGAATTCAATGAGTCAAGTGTGTCAAGTGTTTCGACTGAGTCAAGTGTGTCAAGTGCAACTGTATCAATAATGTCAACTGAGTCAAGTGTGTCGACTGAATCAAGTGTGTTATTTGAATCACTTGAAACATCTGTATCGAGTGCAAAAACGTTAACTGGTCCTGAAATTGCTGCATTAGCTATTGGATTATCTATTTTTGCTATTATTACTGGTATTTTTTTGGCGCTTTTTTATTCGGATAATAAAAACAAAGTAGTAAACGATAAAGTATTCTTGTTTAAAAAATGGGCGTTTATTTTTGGAATTGTATTATTAAATGCAATGGGATGCGTATTAGTTTATTATACACGAAGTTTACAAGTTATTTTATACATTATTTTAGTATTGAAATCAAATGATATTTTAATGTCTATAATGTTTATTTTTAATATGATTTACAAAGCTATAAAAGGTGTTTCTGAGCCAATTTTTGAAATTTCTGATGAAGTTGATAAAATAGTTGCGTTTGTACCAGTTTGTAAAGAAAAATTAGAACAAGTGGAACGAACAGTAGATTCATTAATAACTAATAAATTAGGGTCAAAATATTTATTAACTACAATTGTTTCTGATGGTTATTATGATTATTCAGATATTTTTACGTCTGTTACTAAAGAAAGTAATGGAACATATAAATCTTGGAATGGTTATAATGTTGATATTAAAATTACATATGGTCAAAGAAATAACAAACCATTAATTGTAATTAAAAAATATAAAAATGTGGGTAAAAAAGATTCTATAATTTTATTTAATGATATTTTTAACTATACAAGATATAATTTAGATGTTGAAAATAATTCATTACGAGAAGACATTTTACATAACATCCAAGAATTATTTGGTGTAAATAGATTTAATTATATTTATGGTACAGATGGTGATACAATTATTTCTGACAAAAATTTAATGTATTTATTAGATACAATGAAACGGAGAGATGCTACAGCTTGTTGTGGTATTGTAAATGTAAATGAAGATTACGGTAAATTATTTTGGAATTGGATGCAAAATTTTCAATATTTGTATGGGCAATTTATGAGAAGAACAAATGAAGATTTATTTAATCAAGTATTATGTTTACCAGGATGTAATACAATGTATAAGATTCAATCGGAATGTGCAGAGGCAATGACATTATATTCAGAAATAAGTAGTGAAGAAAATTTAATAAAATCTAGTGTTCAAAATATTGGAACTGACAGAAGATTTACAAGTTCATTAATTTATACAAACTCTAAAGCAAAAATAGTAATGGATACTAGAGCACATGTTTATACTATTTCTCCAGATTCATTTAATAGTTATATAAATCAAAGAAAACGTTGGTGTAATAATATGTTTTTCAATAGTTTAATAAATATTATTGCACCAAATGTAAATTTTGTATTAAGATTTTTTAATTTTATAAATGTTTTAAGATTATCATTAATTTATTTCAGATTATTTAATACGTTATACTTTATATATTTATTAGCAGTATTTTATAATGAAAAACAAATTTTAGATTTACTACCATATATTGTTATATTAGTCTTTCCTGTCTTTTGTTTTATGATATATTCTTTGTTTAATAGTCATCTTAGAAATCAATATCATAAATTACTTCTAAGTTTAATCGTTAATAAAATATTTACATTCTTCATAACAGTAATTATATTTACAGTAATGTTATATAATATCGGTATGTATTCATGGGTTACACATAATTATAAACGGAATAAAAGAAATTCACAAATTGAAATGGCTAGTGTTTAAAATAAAAAAGTAATTTTTAAAAATTAATTAAATATTGTATAACTTTAATTAATTTTTTGTAATTGTATATTGTATAACTTTAATTAATTTTTTGTAATTGTATATTTTTGAAATAAGACCATGTATCATTCGGTGTAGAATATTTTGGTTGACTTCCTCCGAAAAATGTTTCAAATATAATAGCATTAATATTATATTCAGGATCGGTTCTCCATAATAATTTATTAAAATTTTGTGTAATGTTATTAATAGTAATTTCCAATTCCCCATCATAATTTGGTATATTATTTGTGAAAGTATTTGTTTTTAATCTGATTGATACATCGTTCCATTTATATTTATAAAATTGAAAAAGACCTCTCCATAATGAATGTCCATATTGTGGATTTAATATTAAATTTGAAATGTTATAAAAAGTTTGATGTTGATTATCGGGAATATAAATATAAGCTTCTGCTGTTAAATTATTTCTCCAAGCTATTCTACAACTAGATGTATTCAGATGTTTTCCACCAGAAGCACCAACCATATTTTCCTTTTTTGTTCCATTACCTATAAATAATCCAGGAAGTTTTCCTCCAAAAACTGGTTGGAATGTATCGTCAAAATAAACTTGATATTTAAAAATGACTTGGTTTGCCATAAATATGTCTTTTGGACTAGCAAAAAATCCTATTCCTCCAACAGGTAATTTACTTGGTGAATAACTACCCTTTGGATAGAATATTTTAATAATTTCTTCATCGTTTTTACAATTTAAATAACTACTATAACTACTATTACATTTTATGATTTCGTGATTAGTTGTGTTTGTATTTATACCAAATATATTTTTTACTATATTCCAAGGATCACGATTTAAACTAAAATTAAGAAGATTAGATAACATATATAACGGAAGTGTTATTAATGTACTTTTCATCTTTCTTGGTTATCTTATATAAATATTTTTTATAGAATAGACGCAATGTAATAATTATTTAATTTAAACTGAGTTAAAAATTTAATTTAAAAATACAAGTTTTTATATATTAAAATGTTTATATTAATATATTATTTATTATTTTTAAGTAAAACTATTTATTCCCAGACTATACCAGTTTCACCGTTTGGTTTACCGAGTACTATTTGTCCGTCAGCGGATAATATTACTATTAATGTTAATGGTTTTTTGGGGACACCATATAAAATTATACCTTTTATTGATCAATTTAAAAACCCACCAAATTTGACTCCAAAAAATAAGTTATGTAGAGGAGATAATCATTGTATGTTATCCTATGATATTACTATATCACAAGTACAGACTAGATCATTTGATAATTCTATACAAGGATGTAAAGTACATCCTGGAACATGGTTTTTAGCATATAATGGAATGGCACCTGGACCAACAATGAGGGTACCAGCGGGTCATGAGTCACTTGTTAGATTTAAAAATTTAATTAATACGGTAACAGGGTATTTTAAGGGAAGTTACGACCCTTGTTTACCAGTGAACGGTAAATCTGGAAGACCTATAAGTGTTCATTTTCATGGATCAGCGAGTTTAGCGCCATATGATGGGTGGGCGGAAGATGAAACGTGTTATGGTGAAGTAAAGGATTATGTTTTTCCTAATAATAGAGCTGGTACAGGATGGTATCACGACCATGCTTTACATATTACAACTGAAAATGCATATTATGGATTAGCTGGTTTAAAAATTACATCAGCAAAAGTTAAAGATGGAGGTTGTGGTGAACCATGGAATTTAGAAAATATAGAAGAACTTCATATGATTTTATCCGATAAAGTATTAGATAATAAATGTCAATTGCGATATAGTTTTTTTGAAGATCACCACGATGATCTTTATGGTGATATAAATACTATTAATGGAATTCCTTTTCCTCAAATGAATTTAGAACCTAAATGGTATAGATTTAGAATATTAAATGCTGCTGCATCAAGACCGTATCTTTTTAAAATTAAAGATTGGAATTTAAATGATATATCTCAGAGAATTTGTAGAGTTATAGCAACTGATGGTGGGTTTAGAAATACACATATAGCATTTCCAGTAGAAGGATTACTTATAGGTGTAGCTGAAAGATACGAAATTGTATGTAATTTTGCAAATTATGGTAGTAGAACAGTTTATTTTTGGAATGATTTTGATAGTAAAATTATGAAAGATGTTCCTTATTTTTGTCATTCACATTTACTTTCTAGAGCTAGTTTTTCAGCAGTTCCATCTGTTCCAAACCCACCGATTTTCTTGAGTACTCAAACAGAACCAGATCCATTAAAACCTTTGTTTAATGTTTTAACAAAACCTGATCGTGATGCTGCAATGGCGATGGCAATGGCTGATCAATATCATAGAGAAATGGTATTTGGTAGGTCGAATGGTCAATGGGTAATAAATGGAGAAACATGGGATACTGCAAAAATTGCTGCTAGCGATGTTGGTCAAAATACATGGGAGGTTTGGAAATTTAAAACTGGTGGAGGTTGGTTTCACCCAGTTCATATGCACCTTGTAGATTTTTTCTTATTAAAGAGAGATCGTGAAATACCAGGTGGTATAGAACCAGTTGGATTAAGAACTAATGAAATATGGTCACCAAAAGATGTATTTTATCTAGGTCCAAGTGAAGTTATTTATGTTTTAGCAAGATTTGGGCCACATAAAGGTGATTATATGTTTCATTGTCATAATTTAGTACATGAAGATCATGATATGATGAGAGCGATGAGTATGATAGATTCACAATCAACAACTAAAAATCCATTATCAGCTCAACCCTTTATTATTAATAGACTTTACAATTTAGTTTACAATAATTGGAAATATGCAGATCCAATGTTAGGTGAAACTGCTGCAAGACCAAGTAGTCAAGTTAGAACAATGACAGATTCGTATGTTAATCAAACACTTTATAAAAATTTGTATAGAATTTTTTACCCATTACCTTCTGATATAGTATATATGAATGGTGCTAAAAATCCATGGCAAAGTGTGTGGTGTCCATTGGTATAATGGGTTCGATCACTGTCGATCACTGTCGATCACTGTCGATCACTGTCGATGAATCATAAAAAAATGAATAAAATCGAATCATAAAAAAATGATTTATAAAAATAAAAATAAAAAATTCATCATGATTGGGTTTTATCTTCAAGATGAAAAATGTAATGTATTACCGGAATTATCTTTATACGATAAAACTCATGATTTATATGAGTTAATAAATAATATTCCATATTCTCAAGCTACATGCTGTTTTTGTTTAAATGATTTTTTTAACAATATAAATTTAAAAACAGAATGTTCTGATTTAAATACAAAAGATTTAAATACAAAAGATTTAAGTAAATTTGTATTAAATACAGAAGGTTTAAATATGGATTGGTTTAAATCAAGAATAGTAGTTTTAAATTGTAATCATATTTTTCATGTATGTTGTTTTATAAAATATATAAAAAATAACTATACTGAATATATATTCTCTAATGTTAATATTAATAATATAAATATAAATGATAATATTGAGTTAGATCCAAATATTTCTCGTTCTTTAAGTGACAAGTCAGTCCTGTCAGACCTGTCTAATAGTAAATCAGAGTATAGTATTTTAAAAAATGATTCAGATATTAATGAAATTTTATTTAACATGGAAGAATGTTTACATAAAAACATAAATAATACAAATTCTACAGTGGATTCAATAGAAAGTTATAACCAAATGTC